CTATATGGTGGGCAATTTTGATTTTTTAAGAGGTTTAACATTTTTGCCCACGATTTGCCCACTGTTTTTTTCTGAGTACACACTTTCCATGTAGCTTTCAAACTTGTCCATGTTATCTAATTCAATTTTCTTTGAGATATGAGCATACACATCTGAAGTGATCTGGATACTGCCGTGTCCTAATCGTTCTTGGATGTATTTCATATCAGTTCCAGTTTCCAATAATAGCACTGCGTGAGTGTGCCTGAGAGAGTGAATAGGGATTGAGGGAATGTCTAATCTTTTGAGAGTACGGGAGAAAGCATTAAAGAGTGACGATTTTGGGACATAATTACCATCGTCTCTAGTTAAAACGAGATTTAGATCGTGGTGATAAAGTTCGTTTAAAGCCAGCTTTTTTTGGTTCTGGTATTTCATGTGTTGCTTTAGGTCATCAGCTAATGTTTTGCTCATACGAATAATTCTAGTTGAGTTGTATGTTTTTGTATCGCCAAATAGCTCACTTTTGTCTTTTGCTTGAAAGTCCAGTGTCTTGTTAATACTTATCGTCATATTCTTAAAATCTATGTCCGACCACTGTAAAGCTCCTGCTTCCCCTTTACGCATACCAGTTTCAATTAGCACTTTAAAAAATAGCCAATAAATGTAGCCGTAAAGGTGTACCGCTTGTAAAAATCGGGGAATGTCACTTGTCTCCATAAATTTTAAACCGGTCTTATTTTCTTCGCGACCCTTGATGGTAACGCCGCTGCAGGGGTTTTTCTCGATCTTATTCAAAGTCAAGGCTTTTTCCATTGCGTTGTTTAGAGTTGTGTGGATCAATTCGATAGTTCGCTTACTGTAGTCTTTATCTTCTGCAAGGTGATTTATAAATTTTTGGTACATAAACGGTTTTAATTCTTGTAACATGATTTTTTTGAAATATGGAACAATATGGTTTGAAATGTTTCGGCTGTGTAATGTAAAGGTATTTTTACGCACTGTGTCTTTTTTGTACTCATCTAACCAAATCATAAGAAAATCTTGGAGCGGTAGATCCTTTTGCTCGTATCCCTCCAACAAGCCGTTTTCAAATTCAGTGGCTGCGATTTGTGCTTCTTTCTTAGTTGCAAAACCCCCTTTTGTTTTTTCTTTGTACTCCTGAGTGAAAGGATCAGTGTACTTTAATCGATACTCCCATTTTTTTCCTCGCTTTCTGAAACTCGCCATAACGTTTTCTCCTTACATTTAGAATGTAAAAAAAGCGCATCCGATTGGGTGCGACTTTTTATTGATGCCTTTTTTGAAGCAAAGTAACAATGTAATTGCTCAAGCTTCTGTTTTCATTTTTCGCTTCTTCTTCCAGTTTCTTTTTTAATTCTACAGGCATGGTTATAAGTGCTTTAGTAGTTTCTGATGACATGATATTCACCTCCTATCCAAAGTATAAACAATCTAATATAGTATTGCAATACTGTGAATCTATGTATATACTTTGGATATCTAATAGATATAAAGGAGATATCCGTATGGATAAGAGCATGCTTTTAGAAATGCAACCTTTTAGTTATTTTGCTTCAAAAAGGGACCTAAGACAGTCTATTAACGAACGGGTAAGGAAATTAAGAAACAGGCTTACTCCATCAACTTTGTGTGTTCTAGATGTATTAAGGTTACGATCGATGAAAGTTTTAGGAGTCGCATACCTAAAAATCGAAACAATCATTGCTTTAACAAAAGTAAGCCGGGCAAGTGTGGAAAGGGCGATTAGGAAGTTGGAGCAGGAAGGGATTATAAAACGTATCTTTACTTCCAGAAAAACAGGGCTCCAAGGGGCGAACATTTACTATTTTTTACCCTTGAATGACGGGGTTGAGCTGACGGGGTTGGACAAGCCTAAAACGCCTGATAAATCAAAGGTTGAGGCTCCCAAACTGGAATCTAATACAGGGGTTTTTAATACTCCAAAAAGATCAAAAGAAACTAAGAAAAATAACGTAAACAGAACGCGCCTCGTGAAAGACAGCTCAGTAATTCCTTCTTACATCCCGAAAGATTTTGCAAAGCTGATCCAGCAGGGATTTTCATGTGGACGAGTGATCAAACAGTTCTGGAGCAAGATGGTGATGTTTAAAAACATTACAGGGTGGACCCGTAACGAGAACGTGTTGCCAATTGCTACCGATGCTTGGGAATACACCAAGAACGAGTACAAGAGGGATAAAAAAGAGTGGGAGCTTGATCGATTCCTGAAATGTTTCTACGGGACGATGAAGCGGATCGAAGAGAAAAGAGTCGAGGAATATGCTGCGATGTGGAAGTGACTTTATAAAAAAGTTTGTCGATACTATAAAATTTTGTTAAGAAAATGCTATACTATCTTGGTGTAATTTACTTTTGTTAACAAGTAATCTAAAAACTGGTAAAAGTAAAAGCCAACGGGGTGTAGACAGTTGCGAGCTGTTTACACTCTTTACCACCAAGTCACACCCTTGGTGGCGGGCCGAAGCCACTTTCCGTTGACATCAACATTATTTTACAGCTTAGAACAGGTTACAACAAGTGGCACAAATTCGGTAATTAAATTTAATCTGCCATCTAGACCTTTTGGTGTAAGGCTTTTGCTTCTCGAAAAGGAGAAGTGAAGAAATGCAAATAATAGAACGCAAAGAAATAGGTTCACTGATCAAACGAATGAGGGAAGACAATCATTGGACTCAAGACTATTTGGCAGAACAATTATTGGTTTCTCGTCAAGCAATAGTAAAAACGGAAAAGGGTCTTAGTACTCCGCGAGCAGAGTTTATTGAAAGAGCGTATTTAGCGTTCAAATCTGAGGAGCTTGTGTGGAAGTACATGTTTGTGCAGAAAGATAAAAAGGAATTAATCTACTTGGCAAACATGATGATCAGACACGATAGTCGACTTTCAAGAGGGATTATCAAGCATGTCATTCGTGATTCACTTTCCAAAGGAGACCTTAAAACAGCAGCAGAAAACGTTTTCCAAGTAATTCTGTGGGATATAGAATCTCAGCAGAAAACCAATAAACGTAAAATAGCCTTTGTTATTAGCACCTTCAAAAATGTTGAGCCTGACCCTGATGAATTTGCTGATCTTCTTCAAAAGTTGTATGACATATCCAAACGCGCAAATAGCTTTGATGCTTTTATAAATATTTCAGGTGCTATAGCAGGAACTATGAAGCTTGATGATAGAAAAAAATCTCGGCTGCTATATCAAGAGGCAACAGCATATTATTTTCAGGGGAATCACAATAAGGCATACAGAATATCGTTAAAAGCTCTTGAGGTAATGGATCACAGAATATACCCTCATAGCGCGGATGTATTTCAAAGACACGCACTTATTTGTTCACAATTGGATAATCACCATTTTCATCGTGAGGCGATAGAACACTACACAATTGCAAAAAATATGGCTACTCCTGATCAAGCTGTTTATTCACTGGCCCTTGCGGGCATCGCTAGGTGTAATTACATGTTGGAAAAGTTTGAGGATGCTAAAAAACATTGGAAGGATTTGTTTCAAAAGCTTGGAAAGGATGACCTGATTAGGGTCCATTCCTTAAATGACATGATTATGATGGAAATAAAACTAGGGGATGTCAATGAAGCCAAACGATTAATTAGGGAGTGTGAACGCCTTCTAGCTATTGCATTAAGGCAAAAATGGAAGAGGTATGATACGGAAGCGCTTCTACTTGAACGCAATAAACAAATGCTTACCGCGTTAGAAAGAAACAAGTACATCACACCTGAGATATCACTTTTACTGGATAAATTAAAAAAGAGCTATATGCGCGACGAATTCGAACTAACACGAAATTTTATCCATGATAAACTGTTTTCTCCTAGTACAATAGAATCATTAAGATAAAAGGAGGTATTTAGTTTGAAAAAATTTCTTTTCACTACATTGGCTGCTTTAATGATTGGGCTAGTAACACCAAGTACAGGGGTCTTTGCTGGTCCTCCAGAGAATGATAGAATTTCACCAGCATCATCTGATTATTCTGGTGTGGTGGACAAATTCCCACAGCCAAAACCGCCAATTGTAGTATATGGGCCACCAGAGAACGATTAATTAAAAAATGTAAACTGACTGGAAAAATTTATAAAATACTCCAGAGCAGTTTACAGAAAAAAGAATTTGACTGGTATAAAATAACGTTAGGCTCATATGCCTAACGTTATTTTTGTTACAGGACTGGAAACAGTTGCAAATACAATAAATAAGAACTTACGTTCGATTCAAGGGGGAGAAGTGCGTGATCAATGTTAAGTCAACAAAATGGACTCCAGAACTGGTAGGAAAGTTACATAATCTTTTGAAAGAGGACCATAGTGAAGCTCTCAAAAATATAGAAGACATCGTTTCGAAAGAAGCTACAGATAAAAGAAAAAACGACCGATCTCCCCATTGAGATTGGTCGTTTTATTTCAAGGCGTTTAAAATTCCGATTACACGATCCAGGCTTTCGTCGTTGTCCTCCATTGCCATCAGGATACGAACAGCTTCTTTTTTCTTTTCGCTGACGTCAGGGTCATTGAGAATTTTTTCGAAAGCACTTGCCACCTCTACCAGCCCTGCTAATTTTAATAGATTCTCTAAGGGGTGGTCATAAGCAGCAGCAAGCTTTTGAAGTGTTTCTGTAGTTGGTTTCACTGGTTGTTTCGTACTTCGATTCACACCCAATTCCAGATCGCGGATGTAAGAAAAGTTTAGTCCCGTTATATCTGAAACTGCTCGCAAGGAGAGCTTTTTTGCTTTTCTCAGTGCTTCAATGGTTTTCCCAAGTTCAGTTTGCATAGGGGTAACACCTCTTTTTTGTTGTGTTAACACAACAAATTGTAGTATAGATACGACAAAATTGAAAGAGATCATTTGTTCTTTGTAGAATATTTTTCAGAAAAGCTATTGACGTTTTGTTGGGTGTACAATACAATTCGACGTATAGATACGACAAATGTTGGTTTGCATACTACAATTAGTTGCCTGTAAGCAACACTAGGGAGGTGAATTCCCCTATGAAAAATAACATCAGGATTTTACGAAGAAGCCCAGAGTATGATCTATCTCAAGAGGAACTAGCAAACGCCCTTGGAACAACACGAGATAGGATCAGTGCAATTGAGAATGGAGCTATTCCTGGTGGAAAGTTAATGATCAGAATTTGTGTTTTTTTTAATCGTGATATACGCGATATTTTTTTTACTGATGATGTTGTATGCACAATACAAAAAAGTAAAAAAAAACGACAAAAAACACAAGTCAAAAAAGCTATTAGAAGTGCAGTATGACAAGCGTAGACGTCTGATGTACCATCCAGACTTTCATCCTAATCAGGGAAAACGATTTACGGATGATGAGACAGCCTACCTTTGTAAATTCTATGAAACTGACTCTTTGAAATCCTTATCACTGTCCCTTGGTCGCCTAGAAAAGTCGCTAGAGTACAGGATTACTTACCTTAAGAAAGTCGGGCTTTTTGATTATTACCGTGATAAATGGGACCGTCAAATGAATTCTTAATTTCCGGGGAGGTGAACATTTTGAAAAAATTGGTCTCTATAGATTTAGATGAACAGGAAATCAGAAATATTTGCCATGAACGCATCAGCGAATTGGTAAAAGAAGTAGATGCAGAAAAGGTGTTTTGGGATACGACAGAGCTAAAAAAACGTACGTGCATGTGTTGGAATACCATACAGGATAAAGTTTTCTTTGATCCAAGATTCCCCAAATTTAAGGTAGGCGGTAAGTGGTATTTCCCTGCCAGAGAGACAAGGGAATTTTTGATTAAGTGGTTGTATGAACAACCGAGGCACTGATTATTTGTGGACAAGATTTGAACAAGGGAGGTAAACCAGGTGAGTAAACTGATTCTCAATCCTGAATACGGTCTTTACGAACGGAACGGTCAGGCATTTTGCAGTAGTCGGCAAGTGCCTGGGGAGTTTGAAAAACAGCACGACAATGTATTACGAGACATCCGAAATCTGGATTGCAGTGAGGAATTTCGACTCCTCAACTTTGAGGAGTCCTCCTACAAGAACGAGCAGAACAAGAAACAGCCTGAATTCTTAATGACAAAAGATGGATTCACCTTTCTGGCTATGGGGTATCGCGGAACAAAAGCAGCTCGTTTTAAAGAAGCCTACATTCGGCGCTTTAACGAAATGGCAGCATTCATTCAATCCCTGCAAGCAACCAAGATTGAATTTCCGGCGTTTACGGACGCGATCATGTCGGCACATGCGGAGCCAAAACATTACTACTTCTCCAACGAGATAAACATGATCTACCGGATTGTATTGGGGATGGATGCAAAATCATTCAGGGAGCAAAAGGGACTCGCTAAAGGTGAGGTCATTAAGCCTTATCTGAGCTTGGCGCAGATTCAAGCCATCGAGACATTACAGCGTGTGGATATCGGCCTGATCGTAGCAATACCTGAATATGATCAACGGAAGCAAATGCTGGCACAGTATCACGAGCGCATGAAGCTGAAATGGATTGCGTAATGGACAAGCCTGTGAGGAGGTGACTGAGGATGGATGAAAAACGTATTCGCGAGATTGTGCGGGAGGAAATTGAAAAAGAAAAAGTGGGCGCAAGTGGCACCACGCCCATTGGACAAGCAACAAAAGAATTTACGGATTTGATGAAACGCCACGGTTTAACGTTTCGTGAAGCTACGATGATTTTCCGAGACGCAAGGAACCGGCTCTGGCCGTCACTGAAAGATCGGGACTAAACTCTAATCCACTCTGATAGATCTGTAGGGGCATCAAGGACTTGACCGTCGAGCCTGTCCCATGCAGGACAGCCAGTTACATGCATATAAACGTTATCCGCAGCAGATTGAGCGCTATCGTGATGATCATAAATAGTTTGACCAATTTGTAAAGCGTATTTTCCAACTCTCTTATCAAAGTAGATCAACATTACACCGACACGGCTGTTGTAACGAAACATAAAGAATCCTCCTTCCTGTTAGATTTTGGTAAGTCTGGACAACGAACCAATTCGACAGAAGGATAGAAAATCCTACAAATTACTTATCTAGGAAGACGAGAAAGGGGAATCGAAAATGAGAAAATTTACACCTGTTTTTACAGACCTGGAAATGGCAGTTACCAAAATACTCAACAAGCAGACTACGATGGGTGTTCACGCTACGATTCTTAGCGATACAGTCAGAACGGTGTCGGAAGAAGTTTACACTCGTACCGTGTTGATTGCTGATTCGATGGGCTTGCACACGGTGCATCAGTTCTGCTACCAAACGCCAAGCGGCGCAATTGACACCTTTGGTTTCAGTCAGAATTGTGTCAGCGAACCAGAAGTCAGGAAGTATATGCGGTATTTGGAGGGGGAGTGAAAAGCTGTGGAGTACGACTTTGATTCTGCTATTACGCGAATAGCAGAGCTTTGGAGCATCTACCGTTCTTTGCGACATCAGCCAGCTGACGGCACATGGGACTGGTGGATCGTGAATGAAGTCAACGAGCTGGAAAAGGAAATGGCCACTGCTCGTAACAGTGACCAATTCAATACTCAAACAAATTTGAATAGCCCTATCCTACCACAGTTTCTTGAGAGTGGACAAGCATTATGACACGAGCTACAACAGCCATCGCCATCGAAGCGGATGAGCTGGGGTACACGCAATGAACTTGAATCTAACTGAAAATACAGGAGGAATAAGGATATGAAAGCAACGGGCGTGGTAAGAAAAATGGATCATTTAGGACGAGTTGTTTTGCCAAAGGAGCTGCGCAACACCTTTGATATTGCAGAAGGTACACCGATGGAAATCTTCGTGAACAATAACCAAATCATTCTCCAGAAGTATGTGCCTGGTTGCGCTTTGTGTGGGAGTGTTGAGAACGTTCAACCTCATAAGAGCGGAAAGTTGGTTTGTAAGGCTTGCCTTTGAAACGCGGGCTTCGGCCCTGCGTGCAGCTGGTATGAAATTGTCAGTTGCACGGAGGTTCGAACCTCCAAGTAATACATAGCGAGGTCACAACGGGATCAGTCAACGGAGCTGTACGGCCGGCAGAGAGGTCGGGCTGTCGGCGGCCTCGCAATCAAATTGAGAGGGGGGTGCAAAAGTGGGTGAAGTAGCTGAAATGATCATATCAGGCTTGTTATGCCAAGTATGCGGGGCATATATGGACGATTTTGAGGAACCTGGACATCCAAGAACTTGCGAAGATTGCCAAGTTGAAAAGTAAAAGACCCAGCGCGGGAACGCTGAGTCCTAAAACAAACATATTTCGATTGCCACCATTGTATATCGATGGAGGCCCAAAAACAAGGAGGTAAACATGAACGTAAACATCACCATCCAAGCTCCCGAGCTGGTTAGTGCCATCCAAGCCCTGGCTCAATCGATCACGGGAAATCAATTGATTGCTGCTGCAACACCACAAGTTGCACCTGCATACGTACCGCAACCTACAGCCGTTTCGCAAGCAGTACCTGTACCAGCACAAACTGTGCAAGATTATTACCAGCAACCACCGCAAATTGTACCTCCAGTACCTCCGACGTACCAACCAGAGCAAGCTGTCCCGGTAACACCACCAGCAGTGCCTGGCGTCGTGCCCGGAGCAGTGCCTACCGAAGCACCGACCTATTCGATTGATCAATTAGCAGTAGCAGCTACTCAGCTAGTAGATGCGGGGCGGCGCGAAGAACTTGTCCAACTGCTTTCCGCTTTCGGTGTACAAGCCCTGACAGCTCTCCCTAAAGAGCAATTCGGCGCGTTTGCGACTCACCTCCGAGCCATGGGGGCGAAAATATGAGCACTGTAAGGCATGAGGAGCGTTCACACGCGCTCCTCTCCGCCAGCAGTTCGCATAGGTGGCTCCACTGCACCCCGAGCGCAAGGATCGAGGAGACACTTCCTGATACGACATCAAGGTCTGCGGCAGAGGGAACGCTGGCGCATGAGATTGCAGAGCTAAAGCTGCGGAAGTATTTCATCGAACCCATGGGAGCAAGAACGTTCAACTCTCGTCTAAAAAAGCTCAAGGAGAAACAGTTCAACGGTGAGCTGCTATTCGAAGATGAAATGCTTCGGCATACAGATACTTACCTTGAGTACGTGCAGGGGATCGTCCACGGATTCAGCAGTCCGCCGTACATTGCAATTGAAAAAAGGATCGACTACAGCATGTATGCACCAGAAGGCTTTGGAACAGGCGACTGCAATATAATCGGCGGCAACACGCTACACATCGTAGATTTCAAGTACGGCAAGGGTGTTGAGGTGTCTGCAATTGATAACCCGCAAATGAAGCTATATGCGCTGGGCGCATTCATCGAATATAGCATTCTGTATCCAATTGAGAATGTCCATCTGGCGATCGTGCAGCCTCGCTTGAACAACATTTCAGAATACCAAATGTCGATCACAGACTTACTGGCTTGGGGCGAGAGTATCAAACCAGTGGCGCAAATGGCTTTCAATGGAGAAGGATCGTTTGTGACAGGCGACCATTGCAAGTTCTGTCGTGCTAAAGCAGTTTGCAGGGCACGAGTAGACGAGCATATGGCTCTCGAAGAGTTCAAGATGATGAAGCCGCCACTGATTTCTATTGAGGAAGTAGGACTCATCCTCGAAAGGGCGCGGAATCTTGCCTCTTGGGTGAAACAGTTAGACGAGTACGCCTTAGCTGAATGTTTAAAAGGGAACGACGTTCCAGGTTGGAAAGCGGTTAATGGTCGCGGTGGGAGGGAGTTTACCGACCTTGATGCAGCATTCGCCCACCTCAAGGCAAGCGGTATTGACGAGGCAATGTTGTTTGAGCGCAGGCCGTTAACTGTGGCGCAAGTGGAGAAGGTTCTCAAAACCAAGCAGTACAAAGAGCTCTTACTGGAAGCAGGACATGTCAAGACGATTCCAGGTAAACCGACACTCGTACCGTTAAGCGATAACCGTGAAGCGATTAAACGAATAAGCGCAAGCGATGACTTTAAATCTGAGGAGGAACCGAAAAATGAGTAACCAAGACCCAAAACGCGTTGTAACCGGAAAAGTGAGACTGAGCTATGTTCACCTGTTCACGCCACGAGCTGGATTGAACGGCGGCGAACCGAAATTCAGTGTTACCCTGCTGATTCCAAAAACTGATGTGGCAACGAGACAACGCATCGATGCGGCTATCAATGCAGCTATTCAGGAAGCTGTTGGGACCAAATGGAACGGTGTTCGCCCTCCTGTGATTCCTATGCCAATTCATGACGGGGATGGGGTAAAAGCAGACGGAACGCCTTTTTCAGAGGAATGCCGAGGTCATTGGGTTATGACCGCATCCACTCAAGCGGACCGGAAGCCTGATGTTGTCGACATCAATTTGAACCCAATCATTAACCAATCAGAAATCTATTCCGGGATTTATGCTCGTGTATCGATTCGTTTCTTTGGCTATCTCAGCCAGGGCAAGAAAGGTATCGGTTGCGGACTTGGGAACGTGCAAAAGCTTGAAGATGGTCAGCCGCTTGGTGGCGGAGGCGCTTCCGCCGCAACCGATTTCGGCAGCATGGCGGATCACGCGCCGTCTGTACCAGCGTACCAACCGCCAACATATCCGCCACAAGGGTACGGAGCTCCACAGCAACCTCCGGTCTATGGTCAGCCTCCTGCATACGGCCAGCCGCAAGGCTATCCACAACAAGGTTACGTGCCGCCTGCACCACCAGCGCAACCACCACAGGGCTATCCACCAATGCAGCAGGGGTATGGACAGCAGCCTCCAGCAGCTCCACCGACTCAGTTTGACCCGATTACCGGGAAACCGTTTAGCGGCGGAATCATGGGACTGTAAGCCATGCGGCATCTATCAATCGACATTGAGACGTTTTCAAGCGTCAACCTCAAGAAGGCGGGACTGTACAAATACGTGCAGTCCCCCGATTTTCAAATCCTCTTATTTGCTTACTCTTGGGACGGAGGTCCAGTGCGAATCATAGACCTGGCTCAAGGCGAACAGATACCTGTAGAGGTTGTCTTCGCTCTTGCTGATCCAAGCGTAATCAAGCACGCCTACAATGCGCCGTTCGAGTGGTACTGCCTGAACACTGTTTTCCACTCGCCACTAGAACAATGGCGTTGCACGCAACTTCATGGGCTGTACTGCGGGTACACTGCTGGCCTTGCGGCAACGGCAGTAGCGTTGGGACTGCCAGAGGATAAACGAAAAATGGGAATCGGTAATGCCTTAATCAAGCTGTTTTGTACTCCGACAAAGCCATCAAAGGCAAACGGCCAACGCACGCGAACGCTTCCACGCCACGAGCCTGACAAATGGCTGTTGTTTAAGGAATACTGCATTCAGGACGTTGTTACCGAAATGGAAGTAGATCGACGGCTATCGGCTTTTCCGGTCCCTGTTCAGGAGCAAAAGCTGTGGGAGCTTGACCAGCGTATCAATGCTCACGGTGTGGCGGTTGACATGGGTGTTGTAGAAGGGGCATTAACAATTAACGAAAGCGTCTCTTCTGAGCTCATTTCGGAAGCAATTGAATTATCGGGTTTGGATAATCCGAAGAGCGTGCAGCAGCTACAAAAGTGGTTGTCTGATGAGATTGGCGAGGAAGTGGACAACTTGCAAAAGGGGACCGTTACCAAGCTTATCGACAGGATGACTGAGGGCAACGCGAAACGAGTGCTGGAGATTCGACAGGAGCTTTCTAAAACCAGTATCAAAAAATATAAGGCTATGTACGAAGCAGTGTGCTCAGATAGCAGGGTGAGAGGGCTTTTGCAGTTTTATGGTGCGAATCGGACCGGTCGGTGGGCAGGGAGACTCGTTCAAGTGCAGAACCTTCCGAAGAATTTTTTGCAGACGCTAACTCACGCAAGGGAATGTGTGAAGAGAAGAATGGTTGATGCCCTCAAGCTGATCTATGGCAACGTACCGGACACACTTTCCCAACTGATCCGCACCGCGTTCGTACCTTCCACAGGGAATGTCCTACTAGTATCCGACTTCAATGCTATCGAAGCACGCGTTATCGCTTGGTTGTCAGGTGAGCAATGGAGACTTGATGTATTTTCTACGCATGGCAAGATTTATGAAGCTTCTGCATCTCAAATGTTCGGGGTGCCGATAGAGCTGATCAGAAAGGGAAATCCAGAATATGCGCTGCGACAGACTGGTAAGGTTGCAGAATTGGCCCTTGGGTATCAAGGAGGGGCGGGTGCATTGATTTCGATGGGAGCACTGGATCAGGGACTTACAGAAGCAGAGTTACCGGATATCGTTCGACGCTGGAGATCGGCAAATAAGCGAATCGTTGACCTGTGGTACGGTTTAGAAAATGCCGCCTTGCAAGTCATGCGAACCGGGCAGCCGGTTGGGATTAGGGGATTGATAATTTCAAGGGAGTGCGACTTCAAGAACCAGCTGGACTTTCTGACAATATTGCTACCTAGTGGGCGGAAGCTCTTCTATGCAAAACCATTCCTCAGTAAAAATGACTTTGGAAAAGAGGCAGTACACTATCACTCTGTAAACCAAAAAACTCGTAAATGGGAAGTAACAAATACTTACGGGGGCAAGCTTGTGGAGAATGTCACGCAGGCGATTGCAAGGGATTGTTTAGCAGAAAGTCTTATTCGATTGGATGCTTCCGGTTATCAAACCGTCATGCACATTCATGATGAGGCAGTTCTGGATGTTCCCTTGGAAATTGCAGACATCGATACGATTACGACAATCATGGGGCAGCCGATCAAGTGGGCGCCAGGCTTACCGCTCCGCGCAGAAGGGTTTGTGACGGAATTCTACATGAAGGATTGATTGTAGATGGCAGCTTATCGGGTTAAAAGGGCCGGAACGCCAATTCCAAAAAGGGAAGTCGAATTAAAATCATCCGGGAATGGACCGGTTATCTCGTATCAATTAACGCCAGAAGAAATCGCAAACTGGAAAAGAGAGGGGTTTCACTCCATGCTAACACGAGAAAAGTATTTGCAGCTACGTTTGGAAGGGATGTCACGGACACATATCCAGCGCAACTATTTTCCGAGTAACCCGACGAAGTTCTATGCCCTGCTTTTCGAATGGGGCCTTAAAGAAAAAGATGCAGAGGAACGGGAACTGGATTTGATTCTGCCTCAAAAACAAGAGACCGCAAGCAACGTGGATGGTTCGAGTTTGCCAGTAACGCCGATCACCGAACTTCAAGACAAAATAGCCACTATGGAAAAAGAGATCCAGGACTATATTTCAGAACTACGCGGGGAGCGTGCAGAGAATAAGCGGCTTCTGAAAGAATTGGATGAAAAACAAAAAGTGATTGATGAATTGAGCGCTGATCGCGAGATGCTTCTAAGTACGATTGATCAGGCCGTAGAACAAGGGCAGCAGGATGATCCTGTAAACCACCCGGCTCATTATGCCACCGGAGGTATTGAGACAATCGATCTCATTCAAGCCAAGCTTACGCCAGATGAGTTCGTTGGTTTCTGCAAGGGCAACGTGCTCAAATACGTTACACGTGCGAATCTCAAAGGTGGCGAAGAGGATCTACGAAAGGCGGCCAAATATTTGGAATTCGCAGTCGGGGGTGAGCAGGGATGAAGGATAACACATCCGCTATCAGATCAGTTATTGAGGAACGCTTCCGCCAGGACGCCAAATGGGGCGAACAAAACCATGAGGCGGTACTATGGATTGGCATTCTAGGCGAGGAATTTGGAGAGCTCTGCCAAGCTGTCAACGAGACCGTTTTTAACAACGGACCGGAAGCACGGGCTAAAGGCGGTTACGCTAATATGCGGGCAGAGGCTGTCCAGGTTGCAGCCGTGGCAGTAGCTTTCATTGAGTCGTTGGACAAGAAATTCGGGGGTGGTTCGAACTATGAAAGCTGATGCAATCGCAAAAATTAAAGCGGAAATCGACGGTAATAAAAGCAATCCATATATCAAAGTAATCGGGGATTTTCTGATTCAGCACGTAGAGGCTAACCCCGATCAAGCTGAGAAAGTCATGGCCGCTGACAAGACGATAGGCAAGAGCTTGGAAGCAATGAAGAACGAGGCGAAGAAAAAACAGCAAAGCGGCATGGCGATGTTAACGGATGCCGAAGGCTTCGCAATCGTACTCAAGTATTTCGGGGTCAAGGGTGCGCCTGTTTCTGCTCCTGCCCCTGTTCCTCCTGCAACAAAACCAATTGAACAGACAGCCTCTGCATCGGATTTTGATATCAAGCTGGACGATTTCTTGTAGGGAGGGACGCAGAATGGCAAAACAACAAAGCAATGAATTTCTCGAGTTTAGCAAGCACTTCCCTTCAGATTATGGTCCTGAAATTATTGATTACGTTACAAACAACGTTTTGCTCGATAGCAGGTACATCTTTACTCGGAGGGTAGCAGGTGTGCAATTTGGACACTGCACTCACTGCAAAAAGAATTTTCCGTCGGTCGCGCTAAAGCATAACGACAAAGCTACATGCCCTATATGTGAATCGTACTGCACGGTCAAAGCCAGTGGAAGAGGCCGTAAATATTTGATCGATCGTGCCTATGTCGTATATTACGAAAAATCGGTTTTGGACGATCAGGTTCTAGTGGCTCGTGGTTTCAGCGTTAAAAGGGATTATTCAAAGGATTATCTTTCTGTTGAAACTGAGTATATCCCTCACGTTATGTACGTGTTTCAAATGGGCGATAGCCAAATGTTCTGGCAGTCGTCCTACAGTGGGGCATGGCGCAAAGAGGACAAAGTAAAATCCATATTTAGCAATTCACAACATGCCAATGACTGGTGCTCCTTTACAAGCATTGAGAAGGCCGTTGTCGGTACTCCTTTTCAGTACAGCACGTGGGAGCAATACCGTGACACGGATATGGTTAACTTCTTTGCTCTTTATTCCTCGTATCCGTGCATCGAATACCTCACCAAATTGAAGATGCGGTATTTTGTAACGGCCAAGTTGTATGGGGGTAAAACTTATGGGGCGATTAACTGGAGAGGTAGACGAATAGATCAGGTCCTCAAATTGAATAAGCAAAGGGTTAAGGAGATCCTGGGTTACGTCAATGAGCCAAGCTTAAATCCTTTAACGCTTCGATTGTTTCAGATTGCATGCAAGGAAAAGTCTGATTTATCTATTCCGGAGTTGAGTGGAATTGCAGACGTATACGACGACAACTTTGAAGAGCTCAAGAAAATGTTGAAGCATACAACAATTCGCCGAGCACACGGCTATGTTAATCGGCAAATTGAAAAGGAAAAAAAAGCGAAGCGGCCAGCTAGGGTCCGTGACATCCTAATAACTTGGAAGGACTACATGAGTGATTGCGTTCGTCTAGGTATGGACTTGAAAAATGACAGTGTTCTCTTCCCTCCTAATCTGCATCAGGCGCATCAAAATACAATTAAACAAGTGAAGATAAAAGATGACGAGGAGCTCACAAGGAAGATACTGCTTAGACGTGAGACTCTCTCAAAGTACAGTTTTGAATCTATGGGTTTCCTAATAAGAGCAGCTGCAGACTCCAAAGAGCTAATTGAAGAGGGCAAAAAATTACATCATTGTGTAGGGACATATGCAGACCGTTACGCTGACGGAAAGTGCGACATTCTGGTCATACGTCGATGCGATGCCCCGGACACGCCTTTTTACACGATGGAAATTCAGAGCGGGAAAATGGTTCAATGTCGGGGATTGAAGAACTGCGGGATGACCGAAGAAGTAGAGCGATTCGTTGAAGCGTTCCGTGAAGCTCGGCTTGAAAAGAAACCGAAAAAGCAGACACGCATTGAAGTGACAGCAATCAATCAAAGGCAGGAGGTAGCTGTATGAGTGAACTGGTAAGAAGTGCAGAAGTTATCGCGGCGGAAATCCGTAGCATCGACGCACAGACTCGTGAAATCGTCCTACGCAGCGCTATTGAAATTGGTAATCGTCTGAATGAGGCCAAGGAGCTCGTGGCCCATGGAGAATGGGGGCCGTGGTTGGAGGCCAATGTCCATTACAGCCAATCAACTGCTAACAACTTCATGCGGATCGCGGAGGAATACGGGTCAAATTTCCAAGCGATTGAGAATTTGACCTATACGAAGGCGCTGGCATTGTTGGGAGTACCCGCTGACGAACGTGAACAGTTCGCACAGGAGAATGACGTTGATAACATGTCAGCCCGCGAGCTGCAGCAAACCATTAAAGAGAAGAAGCTGCTTGAGAAAGAGCTAAAGAAAATTCAGCAGGCGGCAGAGAAGGAACGCAAAGAACGTGAAGCCCTGTCGGGGAAATTAGCTTCTCAGGAGGAACAACTTGCGGCGCAAGAAGCGCTTGTGTCACAGCTAAGAACTGAACTGGCCGATGCCAAGATAGCTGGTAACGAGGATGCTGTGCGCGGCTTACAAAGTGCACTTGATCAAGCGCAAGAGGGCTTTTCCCACGCACTAGACCGGATTAAACAGCTTGAGGCGGAGCTGAAAGCGAAGCCCATCGACGTACCTGCAGTCGTTGAGGTGATTCCGCCAGGCATCGAAAAAGAACTGGCTGAGCTTCGGAAGATGGCAGCTCAGTCAGGTAACGAGACGTTGGTAAAGTTCAAGGTTCAATTTGAAGGGCTCGGGGCTGGTTTCCGGGATATGCTCGGTACGTTGGCTGAGATTCAGGCAGTGGATCCTGGTGCGCATGAAAAATACAAAGGGGCGGTGATCGGGCTGATTGGCAAGATGACAGAACGACTTTAAGAAATCGATCACCGTATTAAAATGCACGGTTTAAGACTGTATCTTATCTCTTTGTTCGATACCTTTCCTTTTATCCTCTGGGAGAATTGAATACAGTTCATCAATCTCTTTGTTTCGAGTTATACGTTCTTGAACAATAAAGTTGATTAGAGAAAATAGTTTAAATGCTGTTTCATGATCGTCTCGAATGTCTAAGTTACCCGGATGTACCGATTCATTACCAACTACGCGGAGGATATCAAGAGCTTTTTGAACTTGCTCTGGTAAGCCCTTTGCTACTAAAGATTTTATATCAGCATTAATATCTTTCCCTTGTTCACCTAGTTCCTTCATTAGCTTTTGCAAGCATAGTCTTAATAGAGCTGCAGCTCCACGCGGCGATTTGTTTAAAATGGATGCGGCTTCGTTATAGTCGTCTAGGATAGCGTTAGGCATGTCATCATGTGCTGGGGGTGTATTAACGGCGTCAGGAATTGTCAACTTACCGTTGAACCACAATGATTTATCATGGCAATGGGTGCAGTGACTTAAATTATATTGTGTAGCTTCGTGGTATCCAGCACCATATCCAGTGGTGAAAATACGTTGCCAATTTTGTTTTGCGTAAACATGACAATACGGGCAGTGGAAGCTGGTTGCCTGAAATACAGGCGGATAGTGCTTGTCCATATAGTTAATTCCTCCTATTCGATAAGACACTTATGGATTCGACAAATTGGGAAGGAATCCCTGCCGAAAATTGTCTCAGAATGCGTACCTAAAAAATGAAAGGATGGCCGCCATGTATTACGACCGACAACTAACCATCTCCTCCGCTGGCAGCCGCAAGGCGACGCACTGGCCGGCGCAACAAATTTACTGGTCAGAGCTGGTGGAGCGACTGCGAGTTGCGGTTCGCGGCACCGAAACGTTTGCCGAATACCTGCAGCTGTCAAAGGGCAAACAGGATGACCTCAAGGACGTCGGCGGCTTTGTAGCAGGAACGCTTGCAGGTAATCGCCGTAAAGCAAACGCCGTCACCAGCAGGGATATTATTACGCTTGACCTCGACAATATCCCTGCTGGCGGCACAGCAGAAACCTTGCGCCGTCTGGAAGCCTTGGGATGTGCTTATGCGGTGTACTCCACTCGAAAACACGAAGAGGCTAGGCCGCGACTCCGGGTACTTGCTCCATTCAACCGGACAGTATCGGCAGATGAATATGAACCGCTTGCGCGGAGACTTGGCTCCATCATTGGGATAGAGCTGTGCGACCCGACGACGTTCCAAGCAGTCCGGCTCATGTACTGGCCGAGTTGTTCAGCAGATAGTCAGTTCATTTCACACTACGCGGACAAGCCTTTTCTCGATGCCGACGGGTTGCTTGCAACATACACAGACTGGCGTAACGTAAATGAATGGCCACAAGTTCCAGGAGCGCAGCAGGCTCACATTCGTATGGCGGCAAAGCAGGGCGACCCGACCGAAAAGCAAGGTGTGGTTGGTGCCTTCTGCCGACAATATGACGTCTACCGTGCCATGGCAACTTTTTTGCCGGGAGTGTACATAGAGACAGACGATGGATCCGGACGCCTTACCTTTTCAGGCGGTAGCACGACAGGCGGAGCGATCGTATACGACGACGGAGCTTTCTTGTACAGTCACCATGCCACAGACCCGATAGGTGGTAGGCTCGTTAACGCGTTTGACCTGGTTCGGCTTCACAAGTTTGGTGAAATGGACGATGATGCAGCGCCGGGCACTCCAACGAATCGACTTCCGTCTTTTACGGCCATGTGCGGTTTTGCTCTGCAAGATGCAGGTGTGGCCACGCTGTTAAATCAAGAACGCTATGAGAAGGCAGTGCAGGACTTTGGCAATCTCCCAGCAACAGAAGAGGAGACGGCCAACTGGATCAGTAAGCTGCAGGTGAGTGCGACAACAGGGATGCCAGCAAAAACGACTGACAATGTGCTGATCATCATGGAGCATGATCCACTGTTAAAGGGCAAGGTTGCTTTCGATGAATTTGCCAACAGAGGGGCTGTTCTGGGGCCGTTACCGTGGAATAGTAGCACAGAGCGGCGCGGGTGGTCCGATGTGGACGACGCTGGGCTCCGGCACTACCTCGAGCGTACATACGGCATTACGGGCAAAGAGAGGATCTTTGATGCAGTTGCCCTGTACGCCCACAGACACACATTTAACGAGGTGCGGGATTGGCTGATGAGCCTGCAATGGGACGGCGTGAAGCGGTTGGACATGCTGTTAAGCGACTATCTTGGAGCCGCAGACTCGATTTATACCCGGGCAGTCTCGAGGAAATCGCTGGTTGCCGCTGTGGCTCGAGCAATGAATCCAGGATGCAAATATGACCAAATGCCGATTTTGGCCGGACCGCAAGGGCTGGGAAAAAGCACATTTTTGCGCTTGCTGGGTAGGAAATGGTATTCCGATAGCCTGCAGACGTTTGAAGGGAAAGAGGCGTCTGAAATGATTCAGGGTATCTGGATCAACGAGATCGGTGAACTGACGGGGATGTCAAAGTCTGAATCGAATGCCGTCAAGCAGTTCTTGAGTCGGACAGAGGACATTTACAGGGAGCCGTTTGGACGTCGTACAAAGGCGTTTCCCCGGCAGTGTGTGTTTTTCGGAACAACCAATGACAGTGAGTTTTTAAAGGATAAAACCGGGAACAGACGATTTTGGCCAGTGGATGTCGGCGTGCAGCCGGTGACAAAAAGCGTTTTCGTCCATCTGGAGGATGAAGTCCCACAGATTTACGCAGAAGCCTTTGCATATTGGCAAATGGGAGAAGCCCTGTATCTCACGGGACAGGCGGAAGCAGAGGCAAAACAACAGCAGGAAGACCATCAGGAGAGTAATGCAAAGGAAGGCATCATACGCGAATTCGTGGAACGGCGGGTGCCGATTGGCTGGGATAAACGGTCTTTGGGTGAACGGAGACTTTATTGGTCCGGGGAGTTTGGCCGGAGCGAGGAGGGCACTGTGGAACGGGATCGGGTTTGCGCCGCTGAGGTTTGGAGCGAATGCTTGGGAGGCGATATCAAGTTTATGAGACGATCAGACACCATGGAAATCAACGGGATATTGGCTTCTATACCGGGGTGGAAACGGCATAACAGTACGGCGCGTTTTGGGCCATACGGAATCCAGAAAGGCTTTGTAAAGTTGTAAACTTTCTCTGTAAACTTACTCGATTTTGTAAACTTTCTCTGTAAACGTTGTAAACCTTCTAAACAGAGAAAGTTTACAGGAAAGTTTACAACCCGAGACCGCGCCACTAAAGGGATTTCCCCTACTTGTAAACCTTGTAAACTTTCTAATCTATGTAAATAAAAAATAGAGAGAATAGAGAGTATAGATAGATACCTGTCCCGCCTAATCCGCCTATACGCGTATAGAGTATAGAAAAATGAGTGCGAAAGTTTACAAAGCGCAAAACCCGAGCAAAAGGAGGGTTTCCGTTGAGACGAAACACGCAGGATTTATGGCGCGATTTGAGCAGCACAGCTGAGCTGTTAAAAAGTCTTCTGTCTACTGGACCAGTCCCATTACACGAAATCCACCGAATTCGCGACGAGAGAAGAATAAAAGAATCCGACTTGAACGAGGCACGAAGAAGCTTGCAAATCGAAACAGTACGGAAACAAGGGACGAGCTTCTGGAGGCTACCCGAGCAATGTGATTAATTACCACGGGAGGATTGAACATGAGGGAAAGTGCCATTGAGAAATATTTACGTGAACAGGTGAAGGCAGCAGGTGGGCGGGCTTATAAATTCGTTTCACCAGGAAATGCGGGAGTGCCCGACCGACTGGTACTGTTTCCCGAAGAGCGCGCCTATTTCGTAGAGCTGAAAGCACCAGGTAAAAAACCGACTCCTTTGCAAACGGTGCAGGGCGATAAGTTGAGAAAACTAGGATTCACCGTCGAAGTGATTGACAGCAAAAAAGGAGTCGATGAGTTTATCCGAAAACATGGAGTGGGTGCGCCGTGAAATACATCCCGCACTCCTACCAGAGATATTGCATCAACCGACTTTTGACAGACGAAGCACTGGGCTTGCTACTTGATATGGGACTCGGTAAGACTGTTATCACGCTTACTGCGGTAAACGATTTGAAATACAACCGCTTTGCGGTAGGGAAAGTATTGGTGATCGCGCCGAAGAAAGTAGCAGAAGGAACATGGAGTAGGGAAGCCGATAAGTGGGATCACCTGAAACTTTTGAGAGTTGTACCTGTGCTGGGCTCTTTGCAGAAAAGGGTCAGAGCATTGAATACGCCAGCCGATATCTACGTGATCAATCGTGAGAATGTGCAATGGCTGGTGGAATACTACCGCAATGCTTGGCCGTTTGACATGCTTGTAGTGGACGAGTTTAGTAGCTTCAAGAATCATAAGGCCAAGCGGTTCAAAGCATTAACTTGGGTACGTAAACACATCCGCCGTTTTGTAGGATTAACAGGTACGCCAGCACCAAACGGATTGTTGGATTTATGGTCACAGATTTTTCTTCTGGACGAAGGGAAAAGACTCGGACAGGACTACAAAGGTTTCCGTGAACGGTACTTTGAGGCTGACCAGCGCGATAGAGATCAAATCTACAGCTACGCGCCAAAGCCTGGAGCTGATGAAAGTATCAGGCAGCTAATCGGCGATATTTGCGTGAGTATGAAAGCAGAGGATTATTTGGAGCTGCCCGACTGCATTACTAACATCGTACCGGTTATTCTGGACCATAAAGCACAGGCTGCCTATAAAGAGCTTGAGAAGAAAAAAATTCTTGAACTGCTTGAAAGCATTGGGGGAGAAAAGAAGGTTATTGACGCGGGATCTGCCGCAGTCCTGACAAATAAGCTGTTGCAATTGTGCAATGGAGCCATCTATGACGAAGACCGGAACGTCTTCGAGGTCCACAAGTGTAAAATCGAGGCTTTCATGGAATTGGTCGAAGGGTTAAACGGAAAACCAGCTTTAGTGTTTTACAACTTCCAACATGACTTAGCACGTATCAAGAAGGCACTGGCGGGGTCAGGCTTGAGAGTACGGGAACTAAAAGGACCAAATGATGAAAATGACTGGAACAATCGACAGATAGACATTCTTCTCGCACACCCAGCAAGCGCTGCATATGGACTGAACCTGCAGCAAGGCGGAAACCACGTCATCTGGTTCGGATTGAATTGGTCGCTGGAGCTTTACCAGCAGGCAAACAAGCGGCTTCACCGTCAAGGCCAGACAGAGAAAGTAATCATTCATCACCTGACTGTCGAGGGCGGAGTTGACGAGGATGTTATAGCAGCTTTGCAGGACAAAGGAAGTACACAGGATCGGCTGATGGATGCATTAAAAGCTAGGATCGATAGGATTAGCGCCTAGCAAAATCCCAAGCGCTTGGGAATTTCAACAGAGAGGGTGAACAAGCATGGCAGAGAAACAAGCACTTAGCCCTGAAATGATCGAAGAGATTACACGCACAGCATTACAAGTGGTGCGGGATTATCAGGAGAAAGAGAAACAAAAGCAGCAGAAGGAAAAACGGGACTGGCGACTCCGAAATACAAAGTTGCTGTTAAAACATTATCGGTCATTTGTGAGCCACGTGGAAGGATCAAGGGAAAAAGTGACGGCGATGGATTATGCTGATGCCATGGAGAGCCTGTACACCAATAGGTTAGCGTTGGAGTCCATCAAGCGTAGCAGGCAACGAACGATTGTCATGGTGAAATTCGTTCAGAAAATGATTAGTGTATATCAGGCAATGTGTGAAACGTCAGGGCTACAAGAGGATTTACGTCGATACCACATCATCTACGAGCTGTACATTTCTGAGAAAACTGAGAAAAAACAAACGGTTGAGGAACTCGCAGAATTTCACAATATTGAGCCTAGAACGGTGTACAATGATGTGAAAAATGCGGTAAATACCTTGTCAGTTCTAGTGTTCGGCGTAGATGGGATAGAGTTCAACTGATTTCATTTTCGTTTCAAAAAGACTTCATTTTTTATTCAGTGAGCCCGTGTTACTATGGTAACATCGAAAAATTATGAACAGCAAAAATGTACAAGCCATCCGGTCTATCGGGTGGCTTTTTCAGAACTAAATGTAGGGTAGTTTGTTGTATTTCCCTATTACTGGACATTCCTCCCATCCTCTGACAATATATCAAATGGAGGGATCAAAGTGAGAACATACACATTCATACCATATGTGGGGTTTGCATTCATCATGTTGGGGGGATTTCGGTTATTAGGTTATAGCGTAAATGAGAAATTAATGGTTAGCATGACTGTTGCTGCCGCTTTATTTGCAGTATCTGATTTATTCAGTTTTCTCGAAGAAACAATTAAAGCTTTTAAAACGGAGCAGTTGAGCAGGAAGCAGACTATCTTTATTCACTTATTTGGTTATTTATCAACTGTTTTAATATTTTTTGCAATCTCATTTATGCTTGTATTCCCAACAATTGGGTACTTAGATAATGTATCCAAAGAAAATATATCGAAAATTAATGATTCAGCAACATTAATAGGTTTAGGGACGTCGATTTTTCTCATGGGTGCAAAACACTTCATAGAAGTTCTTAATGAGATTAATAACAATAAGAAAAAAGGGCAACAAAAAAAGGAAATTGATGTGATTGAAGTAAAGAAAGAAGTACACATGGATTAACGATAAGTCACACATTTATCACCACGGGTCCTTCCGACAGGGTGGGGCCTAAGCGGGTCGATCGAGCCCCGAAATCCAGCTAGACTCAAAATTTTAAAGTCACTTCCTATTCACTGATCGTTGCTACTACTGAAAAAATCGCTTCATCTACTGTCCCGATCTGCCTTGGGTCAAGAAGAGGAAGCGATTTGCCTTTTTACTTCCGAAAGAAAGGAGAGAAATCATGGATATGATTGTGGGTACTCAGCAGCTGGCCGATGTGATCGGAAAAACCCCAAAATGGGTAAATACACTTACCCGTGAGGGTGTCCTCGAACAGATCAGCAGAGGAAAATACGATCTAGCCGACAATGTTCAGCGGTACATCAAATACGTGCAGCATTCGAGTGACAACACTGATGTGATATACAACGATGAAAAAGCCCTACATGAACGCGCCAAGCGGAAAATTGCCGAATTGGAGCTGGCTGAAAAAGAATTGTCGCTCATTCAGATGGATGAAGTGGTGAAGATCCTGGAGCGGATGGTCGGTCTATTCAAAGCGCGTTGCCTCACAATTCCATCGAAAGTATCTCCTTTACTCCAATATGAAACAGAACTGCCGGTAATCGTGGGGATTTTGCAAAAAGAGATCAAAGAAGCATTGCAAGAGCTGGCCGATCATTACGCCAACTTTGCCGAGAAGAGTACGGTTGAAACAACTGGTGAAGAGCATGAACCAGAAACATCGTAGACTTTACCAGGCCATCGCCCAAATCGTTTCTCCTCCTACCGATTTGACAATTACTGAGTGGGCAGATGCCTACCGATATCTGTCTCCTGAATCGGCAGCGGAGGCTGGGAAGTACAGAAGCGATCGGGCGCCATATCAAAAGGGCATGATGGATGCAGTTAGTGATCCAGAAGTGGAAGAAGTAGTATTCATGATGGGATCACAGGTTGGAAAAACGCTATCGCAAGAAAACATCATCGGGTATTACATTGATCAGGACCCGTCTCCCATGATGCTGGTTGTCCCCACACTAGATATGGGAAAAAGCTTTTCGAAAGACCGACTTAGCACTATGATACGCGATACGCCAGTTCTGACTAAAAAGGTAGCTGATTCGAAAGCCAAAGATTCAGGAAATACAATCTTGCACAAATCATTCCCGGGCGGTCATATCACCATCGTGGGTAGTAATTCCCCTGCCTCCTTGGCGAGCCGCCCGATCAGGATATTGCTGGTCGATGAGTTGGACCGATTCGAAGCAACTTCTGAGGGTGACGCTTTGGATTTGGCAAGAAGACGGACGGCCACATTCCACAATAGAAAAATCGTTGTTGCATCTACGCCGACAATTAAGGGCCATTCGCGGATCGAGCAGTTATACAATAACTCTTCGAAAGGTGAATGGCATCTTCCATGTCCGAAGTGTGAGGCACTCCAACCATTGGAGTGGACTCGGATCATATTCGATACCGTATCGATGCGCTGTTTGCATTGTGGCTTTGATTCTCCTGAAATTGATTGGAAGAAACAACAGATTGCCGGAAACGGTGAATGGGTACATGAATTCCCGGAACGAAAAGTAAAGGGATTTCATATGAACGCGCTGGCGTCTCCTTGGACACGCTGGCAAGAAATGATCGATGCCTTTTTGGTCGCACAGGACGAGTTGAAAAAAGGAAATCCCGAGCAGATGCAGGTTTTCGTCAATACGCTTTTGAGTGAGACTTGGGAGGATCGCGGTGATATTCAGGACGAAAACGTTCTCCTGGAACGGCGAGAAAGCTACGATGCTGAACTACCGAACGGCGTTCTCATCCTTACAATGGCAGTCGACACCCAGAACGACCGATTGGAGTACGAAGTTGTCGGATGGGGCAAAGATGAAGAATCTTGGGGAATCGAAAAAGGAGTTATCTGGGGAAAGCCGGACAATCCTCAAACATGGAGAGAGCTCGATGATAAGCGGGAACGAGTCTGGAAATTCGCCAATGGTGCAGGACTGATTGTAGCGTGTACTTTTGTTGACTCTGGCGGTCATTACACCGATGAAGTTTATAGATACTGCGGGCAGAGACTCCAAAGCCGTGTCTTCCCCATCAAAGGTGAAGGTGGATCAGGTCTTGAGTTAATCCGGAAGGTCTCCAAAAACAACAAATACAAGCTTCCTCTCATCCTCCTTGGTGTGGATTCAGGAAAAACGACGATCATGCAGCGTTTGCATATCGCGGAACCTGGTCCACACTATTTTCATTTCCCGATTGAGGAAGAGCGCGGATATGATCAGATTTATTTCAAAGGTCTTGTTTCTGAGCGGCAGGTGTTTCGAAGAAAGAATGGCCAAACGGTCATGGTTTGGGAAAATGTCGCCAAAGACAAGAGGAATGAGCCGCTGGATTTACGGGTCTATGGTCTCGCAGCGTTGCGTTTGCTGAAACCAGACTTTGAAGCACTCGAAAAACGCTTGCGGGAAACTGATCCTCCCGTAAAACATACAGCTGCAGCAAAACAAATATCAGGCCAGCAAGCAAAGCAGCTAGTCAAGCGCTCAAAACTTTGGTGAGGGGTGTAGGATATGGCTTATGATCCACGGCAGCAAAGGATACAAGATGAGCTTGAAATTGTTAAGGACCGCCTGAGTAAATACTACGAGGCAGAGACTGCCATTTTGACAGGCGCACAGGAATACCGTATCGGGTCCAGGAATTTACGGCGTGGCGACTTGAAACTCATTAAAGATGAGATCGAGAAGCTACAAGACCGAAAAAAAGAACTAGAAATTGCAGTAGAATCGGGCGAGAGCCCGTCAAAGCGTAAGGCATTTCGAGTCATATATCGAGACTTGTAAGGGGGTGAGTAATTTGTGAAGTTCATAGACAAAACAATTGAATGGCTATCACCAACCATGGCATTAAAGCGAGAAGTGAATCGCGCAAAGCTATCGGCACTTCGGAAGGCTACGAATAGTGGTTATTCGAATAGCGGGGCCAGTCGGAGAAAAAACTCAATGAAAGGCTGGAACAGCGATAGTAAAAGTCCGCAAGAGGATATCGGGCAAAACCTTGCTGTGCTTCGGGAACGTAGCCGTGACCTTTACATGGGTGGCGGTCTTGCTACTGGAGCCATTAAGAAGAATCAGTCGAACGTTGTGGGCTCAGGACTCACACTCAAATGCCAACTCAATTACCGTTTACTTGGTATTACGGCGGAGCAGGCAAAGGAGTGGGAAGATCGTACAGAGTTTGAATTTAATCTTTGGGCATCATCCAAGATTGATAATACCGGGCTGAATGACTTCTACGATGCACAACGGATCATGTTGACTGGATGGCTGCTGAACGGTGATTCCCTTGCTGTTATGAAATATGCAGATGCCGCAGAGCGGCTAAATCCATATCGTATGCGGCTTCATCTCATTGAGGGCGACAGGCTCAACAATCCGAATCATACGCAAGGATACTCCCCAATCCTTACTACTGAGGGCTTCTCGCTTTCCGAATATGTGGAGCTATCAGATGGCCGTGCTATCCGTAATGGAGTCGAGACAGACCCGAACGGTAAAGTGATCGCTTACTGGATAAGCAATAAACACCCGAATAGTACAATTCCACAAGGACATATCACACAATGGGCGCGCGTTGAGGCACAGAATCCGGTTTCCGGATTACCTAACGTGCTTTTTGTAATGGATGCAGAGAGAGCAGAGCAATATCGCGGTGTACCGTATCTGGCACCCGTCATCGAGCAAGTCAAACAAATGGATCGTTATGCCGAGGCAGAGATTGCAGCGGCGATCATCAATAGTTTTTTCGCTGCCTTTATTACACGAAAAGAAGGAGCAAAAAACGAAATACCGTTTACCAATCCCATTCCTGAAAGTGAGCGATTGAAACTGTCGCCTGAGGAACGGCTTTCCAGTTATGAGTTGGGACCGGGAACCATCAACATGTTGGCAGAAGGTGAGGAAGTGACCTTTGGCGATCCTACGCATCCGAATGCAGGCTTTGATTCGTTTACAAAGATCATGGCTCAGTTAGCAGGCGCAGCGCTGGACATGCCTTATGAAGTGCTGCTTTCTGTGTTCAACAGTAGCTATTCAGCGAGTCGAGCTGCACTCTTGCAAGCGTGGAGATCCTTCCGGGACCGTCGTGATTGGTTCTCACATGATTTCTGTCAGCCGACCTACGAGACGTGGTTGTTTGAAGCCGTGGCAACTGGACGTATTAAGGCACCTGGATTCTTTAACGATCCGGTCATGCGAAAGCTTTGGAGTCAAGCCATTTGGATTGGACCGAGTCCTGGTCAAATCGATCCTGAGAAAGAAGTGGATGCTGCCGTGAAACGAATTAACAACGGCTTTAGCACGCACGAACGGGAAACGGCGGAGCTCACAGGGATGGACTGGGATAGCAATATTGACGTGCTAATGCGCGAGTGGGAGGCACGTCGTGACCTGCCACAAGCACATATTCCGGGCATGAAAGGAGGTGACAAACAAAATGCCAAAACGGATTGAAGTTAGAGGTGTAATCATACCGAATGACCATCAATGGATTTATGACTTATTCGAAATGGATGCAACAAGCCCCGGAAAAATATCGAAAGCGATCGCGGAAGCAAACGGCGATGATCTTGAGGTCATTATCAACTCAGGTGGTGGAGATGTTTATTCGGGCAGTGAAATTTATACTATGCTGAAAAGTCATCCATCTGGTGTTGACGTCCAAATCGTCGGCGTGGCAGCTAGCGCTGCTTCTGTCGCGTCCATGGGCGGAAAGAGGGTCAGAATGTCACCAACGGCACAATTCATGATTCACAACGCAAAGACTCGGACCCAGGGAGATAAGTGGGAGCATCGGCATACAGCGGATTTCCTCCAAGCGGTCGATAAGTCCATTGCGAATGCATACCGACTAAAAACAGGGTTGTCTCAGAACGAATTGAGTACCCTCATGAACCGCGAAACGTGGATGACGCCACAAGAAGCATTGGCGAAAGGTTTTATCGATGAAATCATGTTCGACGAGTCGAATCAACTCAGTGCTGTTGCACATGCAGGAATCGAAATGATTCCCCAACAGGTGATAGACCGTGTCCGAAATGAAATTATGAAGTTCCAAACGGAAGGAGCGAGCATTATGCAAGTAACCAATCAAACACAAGTAATCGATCCACAACCACCGACAGCATCAAATGCAGCACCGCAACCACCTGCACCGAATCAGACACAGAATACTCAAGATGCAGCTGCACAAGAGAGGGAGCGCCTTCGCGCCATTGACGCAATTGCAGCAAATATCGATCCTGCTTTGGTCAACGAGGCGAAGTATGGGGAAAGCCCAATGACAGCAGCTGATCTGGCGCTTAAGGCTATGCAAGAGGGCAAGATGATCAATAACGGCCTATTCAATGCGGCAGTAGCAGCTAATCAAGCGTCTGGAGCACTTGATGTGACAGCTCAATCTCAACAACAAAACACGGAAAAAGAGTATGACTTGAACAACTTGAAAGACGTGAATGCAGTCTTCCAGCAACTCGCGCATGCACATTCAATGCAGCGCGTACAAAGATAAGGAGGAATAACCATGGCACCAAACATTTCTACTACATTTGGCACGGTGGATAATCAGTCCTTTTTCGCGGGGACGGAAGTGTCCGCAATGACCACCGCAGTGACATTACTTGCTGGACAAGGGAAGCTCAAACACGGATCGGTACTCGGCAAGATCACAGCCAACGGGAAGTATGCGTTAGTAAACAAAGCAGCAACAGACGGAAGTCAGATCGCGTCATTGGTTTTATCTGAGGACGTGGACACAACCGGAGCTGATGTAAACGCAGTAGCATTTAAAACGGGTGTTTTTCGATATGATGCCCTGAAAGTGGCGGCCGGCGACTCAGTGGCTAACCACAAAGATGAGCTTCGCACTGTCAATATTCATTACAAAACTGATCGGGGGTAAACAACCGTGAAAATTAAACAATCCGCCATTGCAGGACGCTTTATGAGTCCACAAAATGCCGCCACCGTAACAGGTGGCAGCATCAGCACCTATGAACCACAAACCATGCTTCCATCGTTTCAACGAAGAATGCCAGTTACAACGTTCCTTCGGGACATGTTCTTCCCTGGAGAGGCGACTTTCGATACAAAGCATGTCCTAGTGGATTTCTACAAAAATCGCCAGCGTGTAGCTCCACTGGTTGCAGAAGGCAGCATGCCAATTAATATCAAGCGAGATGGATTTGAAACGAAAATTTATACGCCACCTTTTATCAACTTGTCTTCCCCAATTGATATCAGCATGCTACAAACTCGCATGCCTGGGGAAGCGGTATTTGGCGGTATGTCGCCAGATGAGCGTGCTATACAACAGATGAACCGCGACTTTTTGGAGCTCTCTGACATGGTCACGCGCCGCGAAGAGCTGATGGGTGCAGAACTTATGCAAACGGGGAAAGTGACCGTATCTGGTTACATCGATGATGCTGCAACAGTAGTTCGTACTGATATCATTGACTTTGGATTCGACAACATGATTAATCTTACAGCCGGAAGCCAGTGGAACCAGTCTACGTCCAAAAAGTATGAAGACTTAGAGGAAGCGGTCAGAAAATCTCGTAAGGCAGGATACAATCCAACTGTCGCCCTCCTTGGTGATGAGGCGTGGGCTAATCTTCGAGCAGACGAAAATTTTATGAATAAGTTTATGGACCTGCGATACGCCCAATTCGGAACGATCAATCCCCAACTCAACATCGAGAATGGAAATGGTTTTACTTACATTGGCCGTTTAACCGAACTTGGACTCGACTTGTACCGATATGATGCGTGGTACTACGATGACACAACGCAGTCTCTTAAACCATACATCGACCCCGAAAAGGTCATTGTCGCGCCACGAAATATCGGGGAGCTTTTGTACGGTGCAAATACCTTCATCCCGGAAGATAGTATCAACTACGTAACGGTAGCAGGACCCCGTGCGACAAAGGTAACGGTCAATCGTGATACCGATGTGAAATCTCTTATTGTGAAGAGCCGCCCATTGCCGAAGCCGTTTGACGTATCTGCATGGTCTGTTATCAAAACACGCGTGTAGGAGGAAACTATCATGCGATTTAAAGTGCAAATTGGAACAGTGAAACATAATGGTGTCTTTCATGAGAAGGGCGCCATTTTTAATGCTAACAAAAAGGATGTAGCGCATTTGATCGGTGATGGCGCGGTATCTGTGTTTGAAGAGACAGATGTTGTCGGAGACGTTGAAGTAGGATCTGATGAAGCGACAAACGAGGATAACGAACAGGACGAGCATTCCGACGATAATCAAGAGATTGTCTTCGAACTAGATACGGACGAATTGATTGTAGATGCTCCCAAAGGCGGGAAAGGCAAAGACAAATGAGCACATTCAAGGATCAACTAAAGGCAGATGCTGCTGTCTTTCTCAATCCGGGTGAATTTGCAGATCAAATCGACATCGATGGGAAGAAGATTACCGGATTGATTGAACCTGTCGCAATCGGTGGGGGGAATAGATCGTACTCCTACCCGACCCATGACCGCGAATACACGGAAGAAATAATGCTCTATGTGAACCGAGCCGATTTCACATTCATTCCAGCAGTTGGACACACGTTAAAAATCAATAAAAAAGCGTATGTGGTCGTAGCTCCACCTGCTGATCTTGAGGGCATTTTGGAAATCCGTCTTGGCGGGAATTCAAACCCATGATTGATTTCGACAACTCCATTAAACAGAGGCTGAATGAAGCAGCAAATCTTCTGGCACATATTCCGAAGCAAATTCCAAAGGTACAGGCACGGGCTATGAACCGTGCCCTGTCCAGCGGGAAAACGGAAGCGGCAGCCAGGGTGAGAGACACGTACCTTGTCCGAAAGAAAGACGTCAGCGAGACAATGGAGCTCAAAAAAGCTTCCGCGAATGATCTGAATGGCAGTCTGGAATCAAAGGGGCATGTGATGCCACTGATTCGGTTTCGTGTCACGCCGAAAACACCGCAACCTGGTAGGAAAAAACCAATCTTGGCCCAAGTATTACGAGCAGGCGGGAAATCTCCGATTCCTGGTGCGTTTGTTGCGAACGTCAGAAATGTGGCCTCCGTCTACAGGCGAACGACACCCAAGAGGTTCCCAATTAAAGGACTCTATGCGCCTGCTGTACCGCAAATGCTAGATAACGAGAAGGTACGAAAATCAATACAGAATAAAATGCTGGAGACATTGGACAAGCGTCTCCAGCATGAAATAGGACGGGTGCTAGATGGTTAACGTTGTCCTAGTTAATAAGCTGAAGGAGCGTATTGAAACGCACGTGAAAGATTTTCTGCTACCCACCAACGTAGATGGCCACGATCACAAAGCGCCACAGGTAGTTAGCGGGTTTCTGAGTGAGAGCAAACAATCACCTGTAGCTGATCCGCAAGAAATCAAAGCGGAGCTGCCCGCCGTTGTCGTTCGTTTCCTGAGAGAGAACGACGGGAGGCAGGCAAACATCGTTAAAATTCGAGTAATCGTCATCACATACAGCGAAGATGAACAAAACGGCTGGATTGATAGCCTGAATGTCGCGAATCGAATAAAGATTGGGTTAAAACGAGATCCGATCATTGATGAACGCTTTCAGATCGACGACGACTCGTTCGAAATAGAGCAGCCAGACGAGCAGCCATTTCCTGAGTGGGCGACTTACATCGCGTTTGACGTACTGGTTCCGCAAGTACAGTCGGAATTTGATTGGGAGGTATTTTATAAATGAGCAGAGCAGAACCAAAAGTGACTGCAAAAGAACCAATGCACGTCATCTACTGCGGGAGTAGTTTACGTGATGGCACACTGCATCGATACGCACTATTTACGGACGGAATTCCACAACATCTGAGCAAGCACGTCGAAGCATGCCCAGCCATCAAGAAAATGTTTGTGCCCGTTGAAAAACTGTCCCAAACAGAAGCAGCGATCAGAGATCATGGCACACCAGAGAGCGTCTTTTTTCAGCAGACTGCTGATTACGCCGTAGGAAAGAGAGTTGAGGAATAGTGGCATATAAACACCAGATAGGCGTCTCTGAGAGTGATACGAGCATTCTTTCTCCTGTTGAGGCGACAGCCGGACTACCCGTATATTTCGGTATTGCGCCTATTCATTTGACAGACAATCCAACAGCATTTGTGAATAAGCCGGTACTGGCCTATAGCTATGAGGAAGCTGTAAAGGCTCTCGGGTATCATTCGAACTGGGACGATTACACGCTGTGCGAAGCAATCAAAGCGCAATTTCAGCTTTTCAATGTTGGCCCTGCGGTATTCGTCAACGTGCTTGATCCTTCGACCCACAAGGTAAACGTGAAGGACAGCACAATTAATCTATCTTTGGGTAAATACACGATTGCTGCCGATGGAGTGCTATTGGCGAGCCTCATTGTTAAGCTCACAGGTGCTGGTAATGCGCTGGTACGTAATAAGGACTTTACGGTTGTATTCAATTCGTCGGGCCACGCTGTTATTTCGCGGGTGGATGGTGGAGACATTCCAGCAAACCAAGACACATTGACTGTATCCTACGATAAACTCACGCCTTCGGCTGTAACGGATGCCCAAATCATCGGGGGAATTGATTCGGCAACAGGAAAGGTGACCGGGCTAGAATTGATCAACAAGATTTTTCCATTATATCGGTTGGTGCCGGGACAAATTGTTGTGCCGAAACACTCAAAAAAGCCGGCTGTTGCCGCAGTCATGAAAGCAAAAGCTGTAGGAATTAATAGCCTATTTAAAGCCATGGCAATTGCCGATATTGATTGCTCGCCAACAGGTGCGGCAGTTTACACAGATGCGCCCGCATGGAAAAACTCCAACAATTACAGCGACCCTTATCTAATAGCTTGCTATTTGAAACCGAAATTGGGTGACGAAATTTATCACGAGATTTATCACCTGTCTACGCAATTTGCAGCATTAAATAGCAGAGTTATTGCTGACAATGGCGACGTTCCCTATGTATCTCCTTCTAACAAAAACATTCAAGCAAACGCCTTGGTGAATGAAGCTGGTACTGAGATCAATCTTGGCGTAGATCAGGCAGCGTACCTCAATGGCGAGGGGATTGTCACAGCAATCAACTTTACAGGTGGACATAAGATGTGGGGCAATAATACGTCCACTTACCCAGCCAATACAGACGTGAAGGACAGATTTATTCCCGTCCGTCAGATGTTCAACTGGATCGGAAATACGTTGGTTCTGACACACTGGCAAAAAGTTGACAACCCGACAAACAGAAGGTTGATTGACACGGTTGTGGACTCAACAAACATCTGGCTGAATGGACTGGCAGCGCAAGGTTCCATACTCGGCGGGCGTGTAGAATTCCGAGCAGTAGATAATCCGGTCACATCGCTACTGGACGGAAAAGTTTCCTATCGATTGTTCCTGGCGGCTCCCGTACCGGCTGAAAACATCGAGTTCAAACTTGAATTTGATGTGGCCTATCTAAAAAATCTCTTTGCAGCCTAATCATACAAGGCAGGTGGATAAACAATGGCTAACAAAGCAATTCCTGATCGCGTAAAGGATTTCATGGTATACAAAAATGGCACAACAGACCTTGTAGGGGTGGCAGATATTCAATTGCCATCCTTTTCCTTTGCTACAGAGGAAGTCAAAGGAGCTGGTGTATTTGGCAGCTTTGAATCCTCGGTAGGGCATTTCGGTAGCCAAAAAGTCACATTGAATTGGCACACGATCACCGATCTACTGTTTGACTTTCTGGAGCTGGGTGCCCATCGACTAGATTGTCGTGGAGCACTACAAGAGCATGATCGTAGCTCTGGTCGTCCAATTACACGTGCGCTACGGATCGTTGTTCAAGGGCACACCACCGGTGGGGAACTGGGAAAGCTAGAAAAAAACGCAACAACAGACAGCAATACAGAGTTGGAAATCACTTATATAAAGATCGAAATGGACGGAAAGAACGTTCTGGAGCTCGACAAACTGAATTACATCTATCGAGTGAACGGCAAGGATCAATTAGCTGATACGCGCCGGGCGCTTGGACTATAGAAGGGAGTTTTGCGAATGATTATGCCGTTGAAAAAACCATTGAAGGTGAATGAGAAGGAGCATACCTCTCTATCGTTTGATTTCGATAGTCTGACAGGTGTAGATATTATGGCGGCTTCGGAAGAGGCACGACACATCGGGGGAATATCCGCGCATGAGATGCAATCATCGGTTTTCCGTGCTGTAGTAGCAGCGAAAGCTTGCGGAGTCCTATACCATGACTTACTAAGACTCAATGGACGGGATTTTTATCTTGTAGTAACAGCGGCACATGCTTTTTTGCTCGGTATGGATTTGAAGGAGATGGAGGAGATAGAGGAGACGAAGGAATAATAGAGTTTCGTAAACTCGTACTCAACATGGCGAGGAACACGTATACCAGCATGGAGTTTTTCCTTGGCATGACTTTGAACGATTTAAATGAATGGGTAACAGCAGCCATGGAAAATTCGGAGGGAGGCGAAACGGATGGGTAGGAAACTGTATGAATTCACGATCAAGATGTCTGGGAAAATGAATAGATCGTTCACCGGCGCGTTCGATAACGCTTCCCGTCGCATGCAGGATATGCGAAAAAAAATCAGCGAGTATCAGGCATCTATTGAGAGGGCAAATGGCAAACTGCAATCCATGTCCACCTTGCACTCGAAAATGTCGGCCTCAATAGATAAAACCAAGCGCGGCCTTGCCGCTTTGGAGCGGAAATACCAAAGTGGCGCGATTAGCGAAGAGGTGTACAGACGGGAAAGTACAAAGCTACAAAACGACCTTCAACGGTTTACCAACGTACAAAGAAGAGCGTCCTCACAGGTCGATAAGTTTAAACGGAACATAGCCGAATTAAATCGAGAAATGAGAAGTGAACAAAACAATCTGAACTCCTATTCTCGCCAACTTCAAAGCATGGAAGCAAAAGCACTTGCTGCGGGATTCTCTATCGGTGAAATAGCTATGGCCGGGGCAACGTTACTCCCACTTGGGGGCTACCTGGCAACTGTTGGGGTAGGATTAGCTGGAATTGCTGTAGGGGCAAAGACGGCTAAATCTGCTTTTGATTTGATGATGGATAGCGTTAAGAAAGCAGCGGATAGAGAATACAACATTGAAGTCATCGAATCATTGCTTCGGGACCAAAAGAAAGCAGACCAGCTATTCAACTGGATGGAGAAGCGTGCGATCGAATCACGGTTCGGGATGACAGACTTTTTCGAATCGGGTAAAGCGTTTCTGTTTAAAACAAAAAACCTGAAACAAGTCCAAGACTTGCTGGATATATCCGAAAAGTTAGGGACAATCAATAAACTACAAGGTATGCAGGGGGCGGCGATCGCCCTCAACGAGTTATTAATTGGCGATACCGTCTCCATTGTTGAACGTTTCAACATGCCGAGGTCAGAAATCAAGAAGTTCGCGAAAAAGGATATTGATGGCATTATCAAAGGTATGAATGAGCTGTTGGCCAAACAAAACATCGATGCCAAACTGTTGAGTGATGTAGATACAACCGGCCTTGTTATGTATGAACAGCTTGTTGAAAAGCTCCAACTGACATGGACGAAGATGGGGGCCGACGCATTAGATTCATTGAAACCAGCCCTAAAGGAAATCGACAATTTGACCAAGACAGAAGCGTTCAAAGACTTGGCAAAGTTGGGCTCAGATGCTTTTGCGGAAATGGGAAAAACGATTACGACGTCCGTTCAGTTTGCATCGAATCGCTTGCAGACGATTTTCAATAATCCGGAATATAAGAAGCTGGATATCTGGGGGAAAATCGAGTTTATCGTAGCGGATGCATACGAGACGTTCAACAAATGGTGGAGCTCAGGCGGGAGCGAAGCCACGCAACGTGTCACTTATGAAATTGCATCGAAGCTCGGTGAGCTGATCAAGGCGGCAGCTGTACCCCTCATTCCTATTGCACAAGAGGTAGGGTATGATGTCGGCAAATCTATCATTCAAGGCATCTGGGATGGAATGTGGGGAGAAAACAAGCTAGAAACTCCCTTTAGCAAATTGGAAGCTCGAATAGAGAGCATGAGAGCTGCTGGCCTAGATCCTACCACTACACCCGTTTACGGTGGACCAAACGCAACCATGACGGCAGGACCGGAACCAACATGGTACGAAAAAGCGTGGGATTGGGTAAATGGTTCCCACGCTAATGGACTGCCTTACGTCCCGTTCGATGGATACCGGGCTGAGCTTCACGAGGGTGAGCGGGTATTGACTGCCCAACAAAATCGCAATCTCGATTCAAACTTATGGTCAAGAGCGAATCAGGCGTTGTCGTCACGCAACGGGAATCAAACGCTTGTTTTTCAGTTCTCGCCAAACCTTTCAGGAGGCAATCGGGCGGAAAACGAGTCGATGCTTCGAGACTCTTATCCTGAATTCAAGGCGAATATGCAGCGGTTCATAAGGAATGAGAGGGCGGTGAGGTTTTCCTGATGGCCGGAACATATACAACGAATGCAGGAGACATGTGGGACTGGATCGCGTATAAAACGATGGGCAGCGAGTATTTCATGCCACAGTTAATGGAAGCCAATTTAAAGCATCGAGAGACGGTAGTCTTTTCATCGGGAATCGTCCTGGTTGTTCCAGACAGTGACAATGACATGGCGCAGGACACTTCAAATCTGCCCCCTTGGAAGAGGGAGTGATGATGGGTGGCACAGTCGAGGCGAGTTAATTTTGAACTTTTCTATGACAACAAGAACATTTCGAATGATCTGCAGCCGTACCTCATCTCGTTTGAGTACACCGACAATCTCTCTGGCACGGCGGATACCCTATCTATCAACCTAGCAGACCGGGAACGCCTGTGGTGGGCAGCGTGGATGCCAGAATTGTATGCAAGCATAAAGGCAAAAATCATTCGTGAAAACTGGATCGATGACGGGAAAACGGATGCTCTAAATTGCGGGTATTTCGAAATCAACGAGATCAACCTAACAAGTCCACCCAATGCCGTCAGTATCCAAGGCGTGTCTGTGCCAGATTCGTCAACGATCCGGGCACAACGAAAATTCCGTGCATGGGAGAAAACACGTTTGTCTGTGATCGCAAAAGATATTGCAGGCAAGAATGGCCTCAAACTTCTTTTTGATGCAGAAGACGAGGACTACGATCGGATTGAACAGACAGAGGAAACCGATCTTGGTTTCCTTATGCGCCTGTGCGATGATGCTGGCATTGCTGTTAAGCTGACAGGCAAACAGATCAGTTTATTTGATGAAGCCAAATACGAGGAGAAACCTCCTGCTTTTTCGCTCAATTATGCAACGTCCAAGATCAAAAGCTTTTCGGCACAGGTGACCACGACAGGCATCTATAGTCGGGCTGTTGTGAACTATCACAGTCCAAAAGGGAAAAAGAAGATCCACTACACCTATATGCCCCCAAACGCCCCAAAAACGGGTCGTACGCTGTATATCAATGAGCGCGTAAAGGATGGACGTCAGGCAGAACGAAAAGCCAAAAGTGCGCTGCGCCAAGCGAATAAGGAGCAGTACAAGGCAAGCATTACCTTGATGGGAGACGTTAACCTGGTAGCCGGTATGACGTTTATGCTGAACAATTTTGGGACTGTGAGCGGGAAATACATCATTACCCAGGCTGTTCATGCTTATAGCGGAAATGGCTACGAAACTTCGCTTGAATGCAGAAAGGTATTGGGTTGGTAATGGATATGAAAAACATATTGCGTGTCGGCATTGTATCGAGCGTAGACGAGAGGGATGCGACAGCAAGGGTCGTCTTTGGTGACCGCGAGGATGTGGTGTCCTACAAAATGGACATCCTTTCTCGTGGTTCTTTTTTGTTAAAAGATTACTGGCTGCCGGATGTGAATGAACAGGTATGGTGCCTGTTTTTGCCGACAGGGAATGCAGATGGGATTATTCTCGGATCAACGTACAATCAAGAGGACCTAGTGCCAATCAAGAACAAAAATAAACGCCACATCCGTTTTGGTGATGGGACATTCATCGACTATGATCGAGAAACGCATACCCTGACAGTCGATTTTCTTCATCCTGGGAAAATCGTCTTCAATAACACCAATATCATAAACAACCAAACGACGCAGCGAGGTGAACCAGAATGGCGGTCATCGGAAGTCTTGGAGAAGTGATTTTTGAAGTGTCTTCCCAGCGTGTTCGTACTTTTGATGAACTGACAAGAAACGGTTCAAGCCGATGGGTAAACCATGACATCCATCGAAACAAGCCGATTCCGGAATTCGTTGGTCCGGGGCTGGAGGAAATCAGTCTTTCCATTCAGTTGAAAGCCTCGCTCGGGGTAGATCCAGAATCGGAACTGAAAACATTGCGGACCAAAAGGGATACAGGCCAAAGGGACTTATTGGTCATTGGAAACAAACCTGTTTCAACCAGCCAATGGATTACCGAGTCGGTCAGCGAACAACACCAAAACTATGACGGCCGTGGTCGTTTACTATCTGTTAACGTTGAGCTGCGTCTCAAGGAGTATCCGAAAAAGGCGGGAAGCTAATGGCTCAAATCGTAACGATAACAAGTGATTTTAATGAGGTTATTTTCGGCGCGACCGGAGAAACAGAGGTTATTCAAAATGTGAGAACGATTATGAGGAGTATGATTCATACGTGTCCCATGTATCGTTTATTTGGGTGGGACCCAAACATTGATGCTCCTGTAAATGCCTATATGGCAATCACTTCGGCACGACTCATTGAAAAAATCCAACAGTATGAGCCGCGCGCAGAGGTACAGGAAGTTACGTATGAAGGTGATGAAAACGGGATGTTAAAACCTTCGGTAAAGGTGGCGATAAAAAGTGTCTAGGTTTGACTTTTTACCAGATGTATCGTTCGCCAATAAATCGCCCCAACAGATCGAAGCGGATCTGATCGCAAATTACGAAAAAGAATACAGAAAACCACTTGCGCAAGCTGATCCGGTACGACTCTTTATCAAGAGCCTCGTGCCTTTTTTTGTACAGCAAAGAGTCATTATCGACGACTCTGCAAAACAGAACTTGCTCAAATATGCGAGTGGCAAGTACCTGGACCTTATTGGTATCTTGCTGAACGTATTAAGAATACTGGCTACAAAGGCTAAGACTACGATTCGATTTACCTTATCGACACCAGTATCTCAGATCATACCGAAAGGGACCCGAGTCACAGCAGGGGACAACGTATTTTTTGCAACAACAGCGGACGTCACAGTCACAAGTGGGGAGACGAAAGTAGAGGTCAAAGCGGAATGCGTTTCCGTGGGTGTGATTGGCAATGGGTATCCAGTGGGAAAACTGAACCAATTGGTTGACCCTCTGCCATTTGTCCAATCGGTTTCTAATGTCACAGAATCGGGCGGCGGGGCAGATGAAGAGGACGACGATTCATACGCAGAACGAATCCGGCAGGCACCAGAGAGCTTTTCTGTAGCTGGTCCATCTGGAGCTTACGAGTTTTGGGCAAAGTCAGCCAGTACCCTTCTGGGGGATGTGAATGTATCAAGCCCAAGGGCTGGAGTGGTGGAGATTCGACCTCTGCTCAAAACGGGAGAGATACCTGATCAGACAATCCTCGATCAAGTCGCGGCTGTTTGCAACGATAGAAAGATTCGGCCACTCACTGACCAAGTTTTTGTTTTGGCCCCGACTCAAAAAACATACAACATCGAGGCCACATACTGGATTGATACGGACAAGGAAAGTGCTGTTACCACGATTAGGGCAAATGTGAATAAAGCCATCGCTACCTATCAACTTTGGCAAAGAGCCAAGCTTGGCCGTGACATCGATCCGTCCGAGCTGGTTTTTCAAATGAAAAAGGCGGGAGCTAAACGGGTATCTGTGACCAGTCCAGTTTTTACCACTCTGACTGAATCGCAAGTAGCCAAAGAACACACGGTCAATGTGGTGTATGGAGGATTGGAAAGTGGTTGATATCTACAACGCAAAGCTGTCAGACATCCTTCCATCGTCCATAAAAGAAGACAAGAAGATTCGAGCGTTGGCTGCAGCCATTACAAAGGAAATGCAGGACATATCCTCCGATATGAAACTGGTGCTAATGTTTGCCCGGATCGATGAACTAGATTCAAATGTTGTGGACATTTTAGCCCACCAATTGCACGTCGATTTCTATGATTCAACGTTATCCCTTGAAAGTCGGAGAGAGCTCGTCAAAACGGCAATTGGAGCTCATCGATATAAGGGCACGCCTTGGGCAATCGAGCAGGTCGCATCTATCGTGTTCAAAAACTCATTGGTCCGAGAATGGTTCGAATATGGTGGGGAACCACATCATTTTCGAATTGAGACGGAACAACTGGTATTTGCGCCAGGCGACCTAGCAAAGTTCCGCCGCCTTCTGGAAGGTGTGAAGCGCAAAAGCTCCTGGCTTGACGACATTGTTTTCAAGATCATAGCAAGTACGATCGAAGTGAATGTTTCCGCTAAAAAATTCAGAGTTGATTACTTTGTGTGTAATACCTTTTACCCTGACGAGGTTGTTGTCAATGCTCCGAGCTTGCCCGTCTTTGTTGCGCCTGGCATGCCTATGTTTACAGCAACAGAATGATGAAGGAGGGAATCAGATGCCAATTGGCACAAGACATATATTACGTGACGGCGGTCTACTCCCGGTCCCGCAATATTTTAACGGGACGAAGGATGAATTTCAGGAAATTCAGGGTAATAAAGGCGCTATGTTCGTGCAACTTCGTGGCTTATCTGCAAAAGAGCCTTTTAGTGGTGCCACAGATACTACCCAAATTTTCACTGAGCCCATGTATGGGTTTGTTATCAAAAACGATGGAACGAGCGATTTGACCTTCACCATTAACACGCACACCTTTACAGTCAAAGAAGGAGAAGTGTTCGAAGAATCTTTCGAACCGTTTACACAAGTGATCATCAAAACAACTTCTCCGTTTCGTGCTTACGGGAAGGGGTAATCCAGATGGCTATTAAAGTGGAACCTGCTTTCCTGGAATTCATCCGAAACACGGTAAGTGCAAAACTGAGCAATGCGATCATCACTGTTGACGGGAAATCGGTCGTTCATCCGATTACGCGAACGAAGCACCTCACCAACGCCCAGAAAACGGTTGTGCAGCTGTACGTTTACTTGGACGCCGTGGACGCAGCAGGCACCATTACAGAGGCAAAACTAGTGGACGCAAGCGGGACGGCAATGATTACCTCTGATGCACAGATTACCTCGCACGAAACAGGGGCATTGTTGCTGTTCGAAATCCCTTTCGAAGTGAGGAGTGTGTGAAATGCCTTACGAACGGCAATTTTGGACTGACCGGCTTGTAAATACGGAAACAGGTGAAACGATCCAAGATGGTACTCGTTTTACCGCACGGCGTATGAATCACATAGAAGAAGGTATAAGGGACATCGATGGCATTGTTATCAGATTAGAAAATCGCATTCTCTATCTGCACGCCAAGATCACGACAGGAGACAGGACTGCGGGGAATAGTGGAATTTTTGTTGATTTGTTTGACGGCATCCAGGATGCGGTCATTTCTTTGGACAAAACGAGAACAACCATTCAGTCGATATCTAACACCAATGTTACCGTTGCATCGGTGACAGGCTTTGCAGTGGGGCAAGAGGTTACGTTAGCCTCGGTCAGCAATCAGGAGGAGCGTATCATCACAGCAATTAATGCGTCGACAAAAATTATCACACTAAACGCAGCGCCAACAGCAACCTATTCGGCAAATGCCATACTGGCAAGGTCAACCGTGGAAATTGATACAGCGGCGAAACGTATGCGACGAGGGTCAATCGATACTTATAGTGTGAAAATATCTGTAACGTAAGAAAGGAGGCGGTTAGATGGCTAGTAAAACAACCGTTGTTGGCATCCCTGAATCCACATCACAAAGTCGGTCACAAAAGATAATCGTACCCAATCTAAAGCGTGTTGTTTCTGTTGCGGTCAATACGGGCAAAGTTACACACTCTGTCAATGGCAGCGAAGTGACGATCAATGTCAGTGATGGCTCCTATACTCGGTATACCACATCCAGTACCCCGAACTCCAAAACCGTATCGGATACTCGTACCAGTAGTACGGATAGTTTTCAGTCCTCCATCAGCTATAACGATGGCACCTATAGTGGCACTCTGTATAAGTCAGGTGGATCAACTCCCTATGTGGTCAGTGGTAGCGGGCCTGACCAAAAATCTGTAACAGCTACTCGTGAATCTTGGTATGACTATGGCGGGTCTTGTAGCGGTGCGCAAAGCGGCGCATTGTCGGCGTTACCATCCTCCATTTCCTATTCGGACGGAGAAGGATACACTGGCACTTTGCAACGTACCGGGTCATCAGCGGGAAGATGTCAACTTTTAAATGACGAGGGAGGCGGAGAAAAAACATATGGCGCGTCTGCAACAGGCACCTATTCTGGGACGGTATCTAAGCCTGATACGCGTAAATACAACTACTCCCAAAGCTATTCCGGCACTGTGTATGGACCATCTTCGGTATCTTATACCTACTATTATGCCTATACCGTAACAGTCACCTATGAAGACAACTTTGGTCAGACACTCACATTGACTGCTCCAACAAGCGGGGTCAAGTTGTCTGTGGGTAATTCTTACATGGTCACGGGTACCACATTGGACACTGATCCTGGTGATATCGTATCCGTCTATGTACGTGTCAACAAAGGCACTCCCTATCGTATCCTGCAAGCATCAGCGGATGGCGTAAATCCGTTAGCTTTTAACAAGACATTGACATTTACAGGTGGAGCATTGAAGGACGGTACGACAGCCGTTTCTGGGCTACTGGATGAGGGCGCCACGCACTTGTTAGAAGTATGGTCAGAAGACAATAAGGGCGGTACTTCCATCATTGCAGAACGGACCTTTACCGTAGCTTTGAATCGCCCTCCGACACTTACCCATTCATTTGTCGCCAACAATGATAATCTGTCGGATGATTCGCCCATTACGATAAACGGTACGGTGTCCGATCCAGATGGACAAGCAGTAAACATGAAATATCGTCTAAACGGTGGTGCAGATGTCCCCATATCGGTCAATAATGGTGCGTGGACGATAACTGTCACACCAAAGCAGATGGTTAATGGACCGAACAGTCTCGTCATAACAGCAGCCGACTCATTGGGAGCAACGACAGTCCTCACGTTTTCCTTGACCAGATCCGTGACGAAAACACGGCTCAAAACTGCCCATGCTCGCTACAAGCTATCTCCTCAGTCAACTACAGCCAAAGAAGTCCTAGCTTGGCTCCAACATGAAACGGGAGATTTGAATGTGGATGGAGCTCTTTCCATCGTAGCGGCTGGCGCTGCTGAATCTTACAAGCCCATGTCCAAAACGTCTGCACCTGTTATCACTGGAATCGTAGAGAAGGAGTTCATTGGAACTTATGCGGTTCCGGATGCCCAACTTCATTTGAAATTTACACTAACCAGTAATGACGCCAACTCAACAGCTGCAGCGACGAATTTATCGGGGGCGATCAAAGCATGATGTATCGACAAAGAAATCAAGACGGGTTGCTGGGCGATTGGGTTTACACGCCGGCAGGAGAGGAAGAGCGACAACAGGAAGAGGCTCTACGAAAAGAGCTGGATGCCCTTCGAGAAGAGAACGAGAAGCTGAAAAATGCTCAAAGAGAGGGTGGAGAAAATGGCGTGGTCTAGTCCTGCAGCAGACAAGAAAAACAAAGACTTGATATTAGCTCAAGTCCGGGACTTCAAGAAAGGCAGACTTGTGGAGCCATTTAGTGATACAAATTCCTGGCTAAAAGCATACGGCGGCGGATCAGTGTCATTTAACAATGGCAAGCTGCAAATCACTTCAACAGGCACATCGATTGCCGCACGCCGAAATGTCCTCTTAAACTTGACAGGTGCAAAGACCCTAAAGATTAGATTCTATGTAGACCAACTGACCGACTTCTATGAGTTCCAGCTTTATTTGGCTCATGATACTGGCTATGCCGAATTTTTAGGTTATACAGTCCGCGCTTGGAGAATGGCGGTTGGTTGGAACGAGCATATCATCGATGTCAGCAAGCTGGAGCCCGTGGGGTCTGCAAGTCTGACCCGGGATATCGTCTCGATGCAAATAAGAGCAAAGTCCAACGATAATACTACGGCGTCGATCGTTTTTGACTCGATCATTCGAGATGAATCGCAGCGCGGTAAGGTAATTTTCATGTTTGACGATGGTTGGTCTTCACAGTACACCGAAGCGTTCAAGTACATGGGAAAATATAATCTACCAGGTGTCATTGCCGTCATTCCGTCGCACGTAGGGTGGTCTGGCTATTGCACGCTACAACAGCTAAAGGAAATGTACGATTATGGCTGGGACATGGCCAACCATACGATGAACCACGCGACGCTCAAAGACCTGAAAGATACAGCGGCAATCGAGAAAGAGGTAGCGGATGCTGAAAAATGGCTGAATGCAAACGGATTTCCTCGAGCATCGAATATTTTGGCGTATCCATATGGCGCGTATGATGCAAGGGTGCTGCAAGTGATGCAATCTCGCAGAGCGGGTCGAACCGTCCAAGAAGATACGGCGACCACACCGCCGCCGGATAAACGGACGATCAAGATACGTAATGTGGAGCATACGATTACACCTGCCACACTAAAAGGACACATAGATGATGCGGCAAAGGTAGGGGGCGTGTGTTTGTTCATGTTCCACAAGATCGTTAGCGGCGAAGCCACGTCCAGCATCGAGTATAACGTAAGCAACTTCCAAGAGGTCGTTGATTACGCTTATTCCCGGCGAGCTGACATCGATACCGTATCAATGAGCGAGTGGCTGGACAGTTGTGGGTTGTAGTAAACAAATAGTGTTTTTCATGAGGAGCTGCTAACGTGGCTCCTTTTACTTTTGCCCCGAGGGGGGTGAGGAGAAGATGATCTGATGAAGTTTTTACAGAGTTTAGAGAATGTAGTGACCCCAGCAAACGGAATGGCAGTAACCGCAGGAGTGTTTCTTACTCCGATTTTTCAATACTTCTATGGGAAGGATCGGCAGGACATCCTCATAGTTTTTCTCTTCCTGATTGCGCTTGATTGGATTACGGGCATTTCCGCATCAAAAAGGGACAAATCCTACTCATCTGAATATGGCATATCCCGTATTCCACGGACACTGTTTCTTATAGCGTTACCAGCTGTAGGTAATATGTTGGATCGGGTCATGGGCACACCAGGATTCCTGTTCTACGGTGTTACCTTCGGCCTCATCTACCACACTTGGACAAGCCTCACAGCCAATGCTCACCGCGCTGGCTGGCCTATGCCGAAATCTATCGAGAATCTGGTTGGATCAGAAATCAAAGCGAAAGCAGAGAGATCCGCACGCAAGGAGTACAAGTAATTATGATTCTTATGATGAAAGAGTATCGAGTAACCAGTCCTTACGGTCCACGAATGAGCCCTTTAAATAGAAAGCAAGAATTCCACACTGGGATTGACCTTGTAAAGCCTGTATATGCAAGTATCCAAGCTTTCATTGCGGGTACGGTTGTTTATGCAAACATGGGGCAAGCGGGTACTGGAATCGGCGGTTTTGGAAACATAGTAATCATCAAAGACAAAGAAAATCACCTACACTTGTACGCACATCTCACAGATTACTGTGTTTCAGTTGGTCAGTTCGTCGCTCAGGGTCAGGTGATCGGTCGGCAAGGGAACACTGGAAAATCCGCAGGTCAGCACTTGCATTATGAGGTGCGGAAAAATGGCCCAAGTTTTGGTTTTGGAAACCACATACATCCAGTGAAGTACGTCGACGATTTTTATGCGAGGGAATGTCCACAACCAGATAATAAATCTGTGGATAAAGTTTCCATTGATATCAATGGGGAGATGCTTCCTGTTCACGGCTACCTCAACAGTGGTGTCTCAACATTGCCAGTGCGTGCGGTTGCAGAGGCTGCAGGTGGAAAGGTGGAGTGGATCGGAGCTACACAAGATGTCCGAGTAAACGGCAAGCAGCTGACAGTCACAATTGATGCAGGAACGTCCTATGCTCCTGCTCGGGAGTTGGCTGCGGTACTCGGCTTGCAAGTGGAGTGGGACGGATCAAACAAAATTGTAAAGCTGAAAGGGAGTGTTAATTCTTGAAAGACTTTCTGAACAAGCATAAGAGATCTGTGTTGCTTATTCTGGCTGGGACGTTGGCTATCGTGGGAACTTATGCAGGCATCGGTGAAGAAGCACAGCAGCAGATATTGAAAGCCATAGAAAGCTTATTTTAACGAGTGTAGCCCTCTTTCGGACAGGGGGTACCGCCAACAATTTAACGTTAATTTGCTGGCGGTACCTCTTTGGGGTGTTATTCATAAATTCTATTGTTTACTTTTTTTAAAGAAGACAACAAAAAGTAAAACAACATTTAAAATCAATAATCCCATAAGCAGGTAATTTGTTGTAGTTAGATTTGCATTAAGAGAAGCCATTTCTCCTTTAACTTCAAGTAAAGAACTACTTGTTTGGTTGCCTGCCTCTCGAATACTTGCCGAAAAATCATTGAAATACTGGTGTAGTTCTGTAAAATCAAGCTTTTGCATAATGGTTTCATCATCCTTTTTTTACTTTTAAAGTAAATTTTAAATACTTCGTATTGACGCAATCTACTTCCATATTATACCATTAAAATAAAAAATGTAAAAGAATGGGAGTGCACTACTTATGAAACGTTTTAATTTTAAGGCGCTTTTCGCAAGTTTGCTTTGCGGAGCGTTAGTTTTATCTGCTTCTGGACTATCTAGTACTGCTCATGCAGCAAAAAGTGTACAAGAAGTACAATTGAAGTTAACTTCTGTTGAGATTCAACTGAAGCCTAATCTCGAAATGGTTCGTACTGAAACCGGAGATACCGCAACAGTTAAATTAATTGACAGAAGAACTGGTGAAACAACTGAGACATATTCGGAGACAATCGAATCTGTTAAATCTGTGCAAGGGAAAGGTATTAATGCTGCCAGTGGAAATTACACTACAGTGACTGTGAAAAATAATAGAAAAGATGGCCCAGTAACTACAGAACTGGCCGCAAAGTTGAAAATCTACACTAATAGTTCTTTTAGACAAATCAATTCTATTGAAAGTAAAACTATGAAGATTACTAATTCCAACTCTGCTACGTTAGAGGATAAAGATATAGTGGCAATTTCAACTTCTGATAAATTTCCAACTCAAGAAGTTGAAATCAGCGGAAGTGCAACAATTACGTATAAGAGCACTAGCTCCGCAAGTGCAACGGGGGCTTTCAGCGTATCAGCACTAACTGCAGCAGGTTTTGAGGTTTCAATCACCGGTAGTCAAGAGTGGGAATTTTACGCACGCAAACCCGTTGATATAGGTCTCCGTTATAAAGTATAAAAACAAATACAAAAAAAGCTCCTCGAAATCTGAGGAGCTTTTTACATTCAAAGAGGTATGGGTATTGTAAATAGTTGGCACTACGCCGGACAGCAATCTAGGGAGACGGGTTTGTTCTCTTACACAAGCAGCTTGGTTAAAATACTTTTAAATTCCGCGATATCCAAATGAACCTGGTCAAAAGTCTCTTTTTGATCGTCCTTCACATAATGGCTCTGGCACATGATAAGTTTGTTATAGCTTATGACGGCAACAGTCCTCCGGGAAGTGTTTTCACGTTCATCTACCTGGTCAAAAATTTTTCGGAGGTGGCGATTCTCTATTTCTAAATCCCTTGTCATTTCCTCCAACTTTTTAAACATCATCTTATCTCCCTTAATTTTCTAATTGTGTATATTGTAAACTACAAATGTGCCGTGCAACAAATGGTTTGGTAATTTTCGTAAATTAATACCTGTCCAAGTAATCAGAGGTGTAAATGAAATGTTTACCTTGTGCGATCATGTAGCGTTTCAACTTCTCACGAAACACCCCGTCAGCGAGAGCCAGCTCGACTACAAATGCCTGGGCACTTCTATTCCGTTTCGCACTTCCGTGAAACATGGGAACTATTATTCAACAAAAATGCGGTTTTGAATAATCTTTTGATCCCTTGTCTAAACTGCGGATAAGGTCAGTTAAATAATTTTAAAAGGTGAATATAATTGAACAAATCCGTAGATATTCTCGAAGTAATAATTCAGCAACTGTTAGAGGATGATAGGTTGGTAAAGATGTTGATACCGAGATTACTAGAAAGGATGGGGACGAGAGGCGAGCCTACAATTGAAAAGTGGTTAACTGTTAATGAAGCAGCCAAATACCTGAATATTTCTTCAGACACGATCTACATTATGGTACGCGAAGGTACATTACCAGCATCTCGACTCGGATCATTAAGTTCACGAAAACCAGCACTTCGCTTTCAACTCAGTAAAGTAAATGATTGGATGGAAGCTGGAGGGGTCCGCGATCCTGTTAACAAACAAGCATGA